ATGTTCCAGAAGGTCAACCGATTTGTAAACCAGTTTCGTGAATTAGAGAAACAAGAATTTTCACTGACAGAAGAAGAGGAGAAGCGGTGGCGTTCACTTAAAGAGAAATTATCTTCCCCGACAGCAGATGGCCCCAACCTCTCCCATTACCGTCGCCTCATCGTCTTTGCGGGGTTGTACCCCCGTGTTGGTACCAGCTTTCTGGCCAGCAATTTGGCCTACTACCTAGCGGGAAAAGGAACTCCCACTACGTTGTGCGAGCTGCCCGGAACCGTGTCCCATTACTATTTCGCACTGGATTTCGAACGGAGAGCGCATCCAGACCCCAAAGAAACCACAAAGTATCAGCTGTTGATGCAAAACAACCAGCTTAAAATACACGTCGATACTACCTTCCAGAAACGAAATCCTTCCCACGTTGATATTACCAATTGGCTTCTCATGGTTACGAAAGACTCACCCTGTGTCGTTGTTGATTTGTCCTCACAATGGGACCATCCACTCGCAGAACCGGTTTTGGAGATAATGGATGAAATGTGGATGGTAATTGATGGGGACGTATCCCGCCTGACACAACTGATGCTCTCGCAATCCCCCCCTCCAACATGGCAAAGCAAAAGCGCCAAGGTGAAACTCCTAGCCAATCGATGGAGTCCTTATTTATCACGCATGGACAACAGGCAGAAAGTAGAGGGCACCCTTTCGTTGTGGGATGAACTGGCGGAACAGAGAAAACTCGCGGCGTTCGTTCCTCACATCGACAGTGAGAAGGTGTCCCGTGCACAGTCAAAAGCTTGCCTGCTGCTGGAGATGTATCCCGAGGAATGCAAATGGTTCGAGGCAATTGCGCGAACAGAAAAGGGAAGGGTGTTATGAAGAAACAGACACTGTTAACGATTGGCTTCCTATCGCTGCTGTTGGCGGCAGCAAGTTTTTACGCTGCAACTTACTATCTGGATGCACTCGCTTCTGAACGATTATTTGCGCCTGTCGTAAAAGTAGCGAAAGGCAAAGAGATTTCCCCGTACGAGCCCATTACCAGGGACGATGTAGTGCTCGTTCAGGAGGAGGCAGATGAAATTTTCCCCGGTGCATTACAGACGTTGGAGAGTGTGCTGGGAAAAAGAAGCATGCAGCCATTGTATGAGGGGGAGCAGCTGCTCAAAGAAAAACTTTCGGAAACCCAGTTGTTGCCTCAAATAGGGGAAGCGAGATATGAGTTCCCTCTACACTCGATCATGCCGATCACGGAGCTTCGCAAGGGAGACAAGGTCAAGGTGTGGGTCAAGTACAAGCCGCTGACGGAGCTGCAGTCCATGCCGGCGCCCGCACATTTTCACAAGAGCAATCATACAGCGGATCCGTTGTTTATCAGTCAGCTCGTAACTGTGAAAGACAACAACGGGGTTGAAATTTATACCCTGAAGCCCAACCTGCTGCCACCGGCTGAACAGATGGATTCCGCAGTATTCAAGGGTTCAGAAGCGAAGAAATACGCAAATGGGGAGAAGCGGTATCGGGACTATCGATCGCAGCCGAGTTCACTGCCTGCTTATATTGGATTCAATCTGACCGACGAACAGTTTACTGCCTTAAGTGAGGCAATGAACTACGGAACGATACAAATTGGTCACGTGCTTGTACAGGAGGAGGTGCACAAAAAATGAAGATATTGGTTTGCTACCCGATGAAATCTCTGGTCCATTCCTTTTTGCCAAACGGGTGCGAAGCGCTGGCAGCAGAATATGATGAAGAGTTTTTTCGATTGGCATCCATCTATCAACCGGAGGCAGTTGTTGTGTTTTCCGAAATGTTCACGACACCGCCTTGGGAATGGATTCCTTCCGTCCGTGCTTGCCTTGACGAACGGGTGGCAGTACTCATTGCACCGATATGCAAAGATGAACCGCTCATCCACACGGTGATAGAACAGGCACGGTTTCCAAACACGTACGTATTGCCTGCAGCTGCCACACATGAAGAGCTTCGCAGTCGGATCGGGATGATTCTGGGAATCGCAGCGACGCAGCAGGAGCCAATCCTGCAAGGTACGGGTTTGGTTTACGCACTTCTGAGCTACGGTGCATCGGGTATTACGACGTTCTGCATCAATTATCCCATTCTCCTCGCCAAGCGAAATCCGGACAAACGAATTGCGGTTATCGACATGAATGGTGAAAAACCGGATCTGACCCGTTTTTTTCGTCTGCATCAGCATCAGTTGGCTTTATACCGTCCCGATTTGCTGGATAAAGCTTCGGCAGTGAAACGCAATTGGGCAGCGGTTTTTAAACAGAGCAGCGGCGTGGAAAATCTGTATTACGCCAACGGGACGATCAAATGGAAGAGCAATGAACTGTACAATCTGATAGAAGCTTTGCGCCAGCAATTTGATTACGTCTATCTCGATTGGGGGTATTGTTTTCCCGAAACTGAAGCGCTTCATCGTCTCTTGTTATCAGCGGATCGCAATCTGTTTTTCGTTCGGGCGGATCCGTTTAGCGTGGAGAGTGCAAAAGCATGGATTACCCGTTGGCTTGGTCAAGGGATTCAACATGAAGTTTTGGTTAGTCACTTTGACAAAGGAAACTCCCATCGGATCGGAGAGGGGTTATCCGTCTATGGTGTCGTACCGCGTATTTCCGACAATCGTCTTATCCAATCACATCGCAGTCACAGCGCGCTGGTGGAAGAGTTTTTTCCACCCAAGCAGTATATCAACAGCCTGCAAGCGATAGCAGATGCCGATAAACGGAAACGAGGAGCGGTCATATACGGATGAAAAACATTGCCTCAGATCGAAAGTCCTTACAACTGACAACGGCAGAAGAAATCAAACAGGCAGCTCGTGACTACCTGAACAACTTTGGCACGACGAGGGAAGAAAAGCTGGAGATGCAGCGCATTCTCACAATGGCGGAAAATGGGGATCGGGAAAGTCACAATCACATAATTGTTCGATTGCAACACTACTTTGAGGAGGTGGTGAAACGGCCCGTTACGGAGCAAATCCTTCCCTGTGTAAACGGATATGAAGGCATTGCATTTTCCACCTATGGATGGGGGATTTTGGATGTTGTGCTCCACCTTTCCCCATGGATTGAGGAGGTGCGCATTTCTGCAGGGAAAAACGTTGCTTATTTGGAACAAGGGGTAAAAAAGTTTTTGGAGTATAAGCCTACGTGGCAAGAGGTAGAGATCTTGCAGCAAAAATTAACAAACACAGCGGGACTTTCCTTCAATGAAAAAAAACCGCGGTTAAGCGGGTACCTGGATACGTTAAAGGCTCGGCTTACCATGTTTACCTTTCCCTATTCAAGGGTGCCAACGGTACTGGTAAGACGCTTTACCACGCGATCGTTTTCCCTGGACCAACTGCGCACACAAGACCTTCCGACATTTGATGAAAAGGTGCAGCTGCTGCTGGAACAGCAAGTATACGGCCGCAGCAATGTGTTGGTGATTGGTCCCATGGCTGCGGGAAAAACGACACTCATGATTTGCATGTTAAAGTTGAAAGACCCTTCCTCCGACTATATCACCATATATGAAAGCGAACATGAGATGCGGTTTGGCGATATGTGGCCGGGAGAGGTGATTGAACTGCAAAACGTCGAGGAGATTGGCATTGAGCTGGGTCATTGCTTCAAAGACATGTACCGGACAACGGCCAACACCATATTGATCGGTGAAATTCGGGAACCGATCGAGGCCTATCAGTTCGTGAATGCCGGTATTCGGGGAACAGACGCAACCATTGCAGCTTTGCACGAACGCTTCCCTCACAAAGCGTTAAATGATCTGACTGATCTGGTGTATCAGTATGGAGGCAGGAGTATTGAATTAACGCAGGAGCGAATTAGTCGGGCTGTGAATTTCATCAACTCCCTTCAGTATCGGCGCAACGGACATCGTTTCATTGACGCAATCCATGTAACGGAATGGAACGACACCATGCAAAGAGTGGAGTCCGTGCCGCTGGTCCAGCGCAATCTGGCTACGGGTGAGTACGAATGGACGGGCAGGAAACTGGAGGGGCATCTGGCAGAATACATGTGCAGCCTGGGCCAGGCGGATGTGGATGTATTGCGAAGCTTGCGTGTGACCGATATAGGACGGCAGGTATGAAGATGATGATTCTGCTGCCCATGTCCGTCTGTCTCTTGGCCGGCTTTTTGTTCCTGGGCTTGTACGTTCAGAAAATTTGGTCAACCCCAAAAGTTTTTTTCCCAAAAACCGTGTGGACCTTGCGGGAAAAACTCTTGCAAAACCCCTCCAGGAGAATGTTATACGAGCGGTATGCGGAATGGTGCACAGTTGCAGGGGGGCAGCCGGAGAGTTACATTTTGTTCTCCCTTATCGGAGCCGTCGCCGGTTTCCTCTCAGGAGTATTGTTGCAAAACCTGATCGTCTCACTCTCGCTTTTTTTCCTGTTCATCCTGCTGCCGACACTCCTTCTGTATGCCAGGTACACGGTACGCATCAATCAAAAGGTCCAATCGTTTTGTCGCTTCGTGGAACTCTTCTCCAGATATTACAGCAGTCGAAAAAACATCATCTTAACCTTTCGGGAAATGGTTGCCGAGTGCCCGAAAGAACTACTGCCGGAATTGATTCTGCTCAACAACACGCTCACAGACGGTGGCAGCTTGGTTGCGGCAGTGGAAGAGTTTGCAGAACGGCTGCACCATCCCTGGGCGTATGACTTTGCTACCTATGTGGCAAGCGGCTTGGAAGGGGAGACGGAGGATATACAAACGTCCCTCAACCGTTTGACCAATGAGATGTTTGTCCAACAGGACGAAAAAGAGGAAAGGGATAGTGAGATTTACGCGATTTGGATCAGTTTGCTTTTGGTGATCGCCATCTGTCTCTGTCTGATACCGTACAATCAAACGCTGTTAAAGGATTCCTACCGTCTCTACTTTTTTACGGCCGACGGTCAGGCGATTCTTTCACTGGCAAGTGCGGTGTGGTGCTTGTCCATCCTGTTGGCGTTCATTTGGGGACGGAGGTATCGGTAATGATGTTGATGATGTTATACGTACTGATCGGTATGGGCTCACTGTGCATGTTCGTGGTTTTCTTCACGGTGGTGGGAACGATTGTGTTGCGGGCACGCCATCGGTTATTCGTGTCCCAACGTTGGTGGCAGACTTGGGAAAAGGTGATGGCTTCCGAGGAAGAGCCAAAGTGGGCATCGTTATTGAAGCGGGCGGGCCGGCCGTTTGGATGGGGAAAAGCAGAATGGATCTTTACCCAACTGGTCAGCGGCAGTGTGATGGTGCTGCTCCGGGTACTGGTTGCTCTGTTTTCCGGTGAGGGTGATTTCCCATTCCTTTCACTTATGCTTTCATCAGCCGTTGGATTTTTGCTTCCTTACTTCTTGCTGAAAGCGTGGGCGGGATATCGGGAAGAAGTGTTGAGCAACGACATTGCCCGCTTTATCAATCGGTACGTGAATTTGCTGGAAAACCACGTTCCCGTGTACAACGCGATGGCCAAGGCGGCCAGACCCACCCGGAAATTAAAGGAGTATATCCCCACTTTGTCCGAGTGGAATAAAGACCCGGACGAAGCCTTGGAAGCATTCAAGCAAAAATTGGGCGTGGATGACGCGATTATTCTCGTATCCAGCATGCGGACTATCGAGCAGTTGAACGAAAGTCAAATGGCAACGACGATGCAGCGGTTGGAGTGGGCTGTCGACAATCGCAGGATGTTTCGTCATCGCAAAAAAATCAAATCGCTGGGGATCGGGTACAGTGTGATTGTTTACCCTGCTTTTTACATGGGGTTGTTGGTCGCCATGTTTCCCTGGTACAAGCTCCTGACCGAGATTCTGGACAAATATCTCGTATAGAAAGGATCTGTACATGTGAGCAAGCTCTTTTCTGTTCTCATTTGCATCGTTTTTACGTTGGGAATCATCGTGGCCAGTATGGCAAAAGTGAATGAATCCATTGTAAAAGAGGACGGCTTGCGTGACCGCGCTGTTCGGTGGATCGATAATGCCGTTCCTTCCAATTAAATCGAACAGTCAAAGGAGAGTGGTTCTCAATGTCAAAAATGTTTTTCATCTTTGAATAGTAATCAGAAAACCTCATAAAATAAGGCGAATAAGGGGTAGAAAGGTGTTCGATGCAAACATTTTGCAAACCTTTATCACGCTAAAGTGCACTTTTGGAGGTGAAAATGGCCGCCTCTAGGGAGTCAACCGCCTCTTTTTGCATCGTAATCGAAACATGGCTATACCGGTCCAGAGTGATGCCGATATTGGCATGACCAAGCAGTTCGGAAACCACCTTGGGGTGGACGCCCTGCTCCAGAAGTAGCGTGGCCACAGTGTGCCGCAGATCATGGATGCGGATGCGCGGGAGACCGGCTTTATCCAAAAGCGAATCAAACTTCCGCCGCACTGGTGTTGCCGAATAGGGTTGACCGTCTTCCGGGCGGCAACAGACCAGGCCATCCGGGTTATATGTAGGCCCGATCAGAAGTTTCTGCTGTGCCTGTTCGGCTTTGTGGCGACGGAGAGGAGCGACCAAACTTTCCGGAAGGGAGATCACTCTTTCGCTGCTCTTGGTTTTGGGCTCGGTCAGACGAAACTCTCCTTTGGTTCTGACCAGCTGCTGGCGCACATGGATAAAACGTTTGTCCAGATCAATATCCTTCCACGCAAGGCCAAAAATCTCTGCATACCGCATGCCGGTTGTGACAGCCAGCAAGATCGGGATATACAGTTCATGATCCTTTGCTGCCTCCACAAGGCGCTGAACCTGCTCTCTGGTTAATACGGTCGTTTCCTTTTTCTCGACTCGTGGGAGCTCCACCATCTGAGCGACATTCCGGGGGATGATCTGCCAGCGCACAGCGTTTTCTAACGCCTTGTGCACCATCCCGTGAATGTGCCGTACAGTCATCGGTGATATACCGCCAGACCGATACTTGGCGCCGTCCTTCAGCAGATCGGCATACATCTTTTGCAGATGTATGGTCTTGAGGTCTTTCAGCTTCACACGGCCGATCAGCGGGATCACATAGCGCTGCGCTCGTTGACGATAGACCTCATACGTTGAGTGGCGGCACGAGACCATTGCGTAGTTCTCCAGCCAGTAGCTCATGTATTTCTCGACCGTCATATCCGTTGTGTCTACAAGGAGGCCCGTTTGGATCTCGCGCAACTTCTCGATCAGCGCTTGTTGAGCCTCCTTTTTAGTGTTGAACCCCGAAAACCACTTCTGTCGGCGCTTACCAGTGAGCTCATCCCGCGGCAGTTCTACGACAAAACACCACTTGTCTCCTCGTTTCCGGACATGTCCTTTCATCACTCATCCCTCCTGTTCACACAAACACACTCGTCTGCAGCAACTCTTCCAGATCGGCCATTTGGATGACCAAGTTCTCAACTTCCCAGTAGTCCACCCCTCCTTCCAGAGCGCGGCGGCGCAGAGGCGGGAGATGGATCCCGAACTTTCCCGGCTTGTCCGCGCTCAGAATCAATTCGCCCTGGGTGACACTGATAGCCAGGGAATCAGATATGAAATCCTCAACCCCCATCTTGTCAAACGGGGCTATCACCGGCACGAAAACTTTCTCCCGATCCCAAGAGAGGTCTCCTTTGCGAAAGCTGATCACCATCTGCATCGGGACCAATTTGTCACCATAGTAGTCGAAGAAAACCCGGATCTTCATCGGGCTGCCACCTCCCTGAACCAGAACGATTTTCGATACCGGCCGCGCTCATACTCAACACTTGCTTGCTCCCACCTACCGGCACTGATCCGACGCTTGATCTGATCCCAACGATCTTTTGCCATATCAAGCGTGACATGAAATGAGGATGCGATCAAATATGGGAAGTCCCATTCGTACTCCGGCAGGGGGAGACTTTGGATCATGTTGTATGGCGTCAGAGCGTACCTGGCAAAGTGTTCGGCCTGCTCTTCTTGCAGCTCTGCGAAGAGATCCGGCAACTCTGACTGCACACCGGCATGACCGCGTAGAAGGTGCCCCAGCTCGTGGAAAAAGTGTTTCCGCTGCTCAATCGCCGGTAACGTTTTGTCAATCACGATGCAGCGAAACTTCCCTTTCTCATACGCTAGGGAAGGGGATTCCTCATAAATCAGCCTGATGCCAAGTCGGGCTGCGATCCTTTCCTCCTGGATATCCTCGGGGGATAATATGCAGAGTGACTGGTACAGGTCTGAGATTCGCTTTTCAAGTTCGGTTGGCTTGTAGAAGTTCCATTGCAGCATAGGTATCCTCCTTAAAAACGGGAATATATGTTCGTGTATATGGCTGAAAAGAAAAGCCCAGGAGGGCTAAATTTGAGCTATAAAAATCTTTTGACAACATCAACAATTTTGTCTTTATATACAGCGACATCCGAAACACTGCTTATATTAACAGTGGTTTTTGACTCATCGTTAAATTGAATGTATTTATTGGACCCATTAAGACCCAAACGGCAAATCCACTTGCGAATATTGTTATCCAGCAGAACGTTGAAATAGCTTAAATTATCTCTGTAGTTTACTCTGTCAGGGGGTACAATATCGCGCAACAGAAGTTTAATGGTCACATACCCCTCGATTTCCTCCTGGGTTGTTACGACAAGCGGTTCCTCTGCCGTAACGGCAACTTCCTTGGACTGCTGTTGTTCATTCTGATTTTCAGTTTCAGTGTTTGTGTTTGCTAACGCTACTTTTAGCTTATCATTTAACATGTCATTGACGAATTGTTTTAGAGATTTTTTAACAACTCCATTAAACTTTTCCAAAACTTGTTTTGTTTTCTTACCGGAATATATGTCCGTCAATATAAATGCTACAAATTCATCTGATGGATTTTCCCATTGTTTAGCTAGAAACTGCTTAATCTCATTGGTATATTTGAGCTCCGATGCCGTGGTCAAAATATTTTCAATATCAAAATTTTCACGGCGGAACTTGTAAAGCTCAGTTATTTGATTGTCTCGGACATCAAGCAAGTTGAATTCAAAAAACGGAGTGGCATCCATTTTATTTTGCTCTTCAAGATCGGTGTAGAAGCGATAAATGATACCGTTAGTTAAGATAGCAAACTTTGCTTTGGTAGTCCCAAAGTATCGAAATAACTGGGAGTCATGCTTATTAATTTGCTCTTGAACCGATTTTGCTTCGATTAAAATTAGAGGCTCCCCGTTCCTCATGATGGCGTAATCAACTTTTTCCCCTTTTTTTATCCCAACATCTGCAACAAACTCCGGCAAAAACTCCTCAGGGTTAAAAACATCGTAATTCAGCGCTTGAAAAAACGGCATAATGATCGAGGTCTTTGTTGCTTCCTCCGTTTGAATGGTGTCCTTGATTTTCTGTACTCGTTTAGACAGGGACTTTATTAATTCTGGAAAGTTATCCATGTGATTGCACCCTTTCGTACTATTATTGGGCCTTCTTTTGCTCCTGCATCACTCGAATTAATTTCTCGTTTCGCTTTTCTGCTTTCGCGTCATGGATCACCAGCATGGCATGGATTACACCCGGTATGTAAAACAGCAAGCATAAGATTAAATTAAGCAAAGCACTTCCGGGACGCCCAGCAAGAAGGACAGCAACTGGAGGAAGGAAAATAGCTAACAAATATAGCATTATAACACCTACTTTTTTAAATTTTTAATAGCTTCATCAGCAAGGCGAAATATCCATTCGAAACGTCTGATGATTTCCTCCTCCGATAACTCAGATTGTGAATGATGTTTTAAATGGTCAGTCTTTTTTCCTTCCTTAATTCTCTTTATCTTCCTTTGAATGACCTCTAACCGGTCACTAAACTGATATAAAAAATGAACGTAATGGTAGTGCTTGTCCTTTTTTATCAAGTACCCTTTAAATGGAGGGTTTCCATGAGAATCACCGATATCTAATGAATAAGTGTGAGTGTAACATTTTTCGTCTCGCACTTGGTTAAAGTAATCCACGAAAGCCATCCATCGATCGGATTTATCTAGTAGTACCAATTTGAAGTAAATAAGACTAATATCAATATCCTCACACTCATTTTCAGTTAAAAGATGTTTGTAATTGTTGAGGAGACAAAACAATTTTTCAACAAACATTAAACCTTCTTCATAATACCTGGTATACGTAATGGCTTGTGTAACGTAATTCCAGTAGGGGTAAGTGAATAACAATTTAAAAGTTTCAATGGTTTTATTAACATCTCTTGTTTTAAACAATTGTAGAAAATTATCCACAAGTATCTCTCAACTAGCTTTTAATAAATAAAGGCACGCTCTTTTTACTCGCGTGCCATGTTGTCATTGCTTGTTGTTCTCCTCATCGGCCTCTTGTTCAAGTATCTCAATTAGCTTCAACGCCTGCTTTCGGCGCTTCTCATCAAGCTGATCCCACTTGTGGAACATGATGGTGGTAAGCTCATCAGGCTGCTTGTCTTTTTTGGCGGGAGGCGTCGGATCTTCGGTTCTGCCCAACAAATAGTCGACTGAAACCCCAAAGTAATCGGCGATTTTTTCTAAACGTTCACGTCTTGGAGTGTTATCGTCGGACGATTCATAACGCCGGACTGTCGATTCAGGAATATCTAAGGCCGAAGCAAGAACTTCTTGGGTTATCCCCTTTTTCGATCGAAGCTCTTTCAGTCTGTCTTTGAACCCCATTACTATCACGCTCATTTCCTGCCTCCATTCTACAAAAGAATGTTCACAAAATAAACGCTCGTTATTTGAACAAAAAAGTATTGACTTGCTCATTTTATGAGCGTATATTGTAAGTGTAAGGTTCAAAAAATGAGCGAAAGAGAGGTGGTAATCATGAAGGAACTTTCCCCTCGCCGAAACTTAATAAAATCTCGTAAAGACCGCGGTATGACGCAAGACGATCTGGCTGCTAAGGCCAATCTTTCGCGGGCAATGCTTTCAAATATTGAGCGAGGGTACACACTTCCGTCACTCTCGACAGCTTATCGAATCGCGAGAGTTTTAAAACGTTCAATCGAATATCTTTTTTTTGAAGATCAAGCTCAAAAAATGAGCGGTGATAAAACAGCCTGAAAGGGCGGCGAAAGGAGGTAAGCAGATGGAGCAACCACTCAACCTGGAGACCTTCCCGCCTCTTCTCAAAATGGATGAGGTCGCCAAGATCCTCCGGGTGGATCGGAAATACGCCTACGAGCTGGCGCGCAGAACCGGCTTTCCGGTCATCAACATTGGATCGGACAAGCGTCCGATGCTGCGGGTTCCGAAGTCGGCACTCATTAACTGGATCGAGCAAGTATATGGCATCACGATGACGGCATAGAGAAGGACAGTGGAAAGGTGGTGAACACGATGTCGATCAACCGTTTTCCGAGCTACGTCCAGGCAGCTGATGAGTTGAAAGCTGCTCTCGTCAACTACGTCCACGAAGTGAAGAATGCCGCACCGGAGTTGGCTCGACAAGCTGATCAACTGATACAAAGCGTGCTGACGCAAGATGTGGTGATTTTCAACCAACTGCGGCAACTTTGCGAGAAAAAGCCCCCGGTGAGCAGCCGAGGGAGCAAAGGAAGATGAGCACAGTTTCATTGTACATCGACAACCAAATAGAAAAGAGGAGAACAGATGGGGAACAGTAATACGCCGGTAAGTCTTTACGCACGGTCGCGGATACATGACATCTGCGAATACGCATTCCGTCACCAAAGAACAGGCGAACAGATGACGTACGAGTCGCTCGGTAAGAAGCTTGGTAGGTCTGCGCGGTGGGTTTCCGATGTGATCAACGGGCGAGCAACACCGCTGAGGGAAGATGCGGAAGCGTTCGTACAAGCCTGTGGGAACCACCGAGCTACAAGAATGCTCAAGCATCTGTATGGTGACGCACCACCGCCGACCGATCCGCGACTAATGGTAAGCCTGACCGTCGGCCTCTACAACCTCATCAAACAGTGTGAGGATGTAATTGAGGCAGCCAGGGAAGCAATTGAATGGGAACGCAGAAGGCGTCCGTGGCAGCCGGTTACTCAGGATGACGAAAGGGTACTGACTCACCTCGGCAAGCAAATCGAAGACCTTTTCCAAGCCGGTGACGATGTACATATCCTGATGGACGAGAAGTATGGGATAGATCCAGCAATCCATCAGCACAACTGGCTTATAGAAGCGCGGGCACAGGAGATCGTCGTCAGTTGCCCACGCGAGTTGCTGAGGCGCGAAAGGCAGGAAGCACTTATGGCAGGAGGGACAAGCCTATGACGAAGTCCTGGAACGAACGGCTGGTTGAGATTTTGGCGAACACCTATGAGACGGATGTTGTCCCTATGATGAAGCGGCCAGGTGGAAGAGAAGCGGCAGAGGAGTACGTGAACCGGTTGGTTGCGTTTCAACAGAAGCTGAAAGCGAAGGGGGAGAAAGGTGCATGAAAGATCTGACAACAGCAGCTGGTGTAATCGAGTTGGTATGTGACGCAGATCGTCCGTTGGGACGCAAGGTAATCACGCTCGGAGAAATGGTTGAACTGGAACACATGACTGAAAAAGAAACGACCGCCTGCAGTGAACAGACGGCCTGATCAAACCAAAAAATCAGATACTGGTAGCTTATCACGCTACATGAGGAGATGACAAGTCTATGAAAACTCTTTCTTCGCAGATTGCTGATCTGCAGCGCGAACTGGCGAATTTGGAACGGGAATTCCGAATGACGGACGACGAGTGGCGCGCGGTGGATGTGGAATACGTCAGACTGAAACGTCTGCGCGAAGAGTTGGATGCGCATAAGCGAGATTTGGCACATGAGATCGAATGGCGTATCAGAGAGTTGACCGCACTGCAGGAGGCGAATCGACATGCAGCGATTGCCTGACTTTCCGGAACACGTCGAACGGACGGAACCCATGCAGCAGCGTCACCTGCAGGTACTTGCCTTTGATGTTTGCAACGATGATCTGGAGTGGACAATCCGGGACGTGATCGAGGATTTGGAATATCTGGTCGATATGCAGGCGACGATGAGCCGATCGGAGTTTCGGGAAGCAGTACGGGATCAAGCAAAGAGGTTAATTGGATAGTCGAAACCGGGGCTCCGGCCTCGGTCGCAGGGAGCTGACCGTCCCTGCCTGATGACCGCGAAAGCGGATCGGGGAACCGATGACAGGTCAAAAGGAGGTGAAGGATGTGAGTAGTTCCAAGAAGTGTTCTAAATGCGAAGTCGAAAAACCTCTGAGTGAGTTCAGGAAGAGGTCTAAAAGGGATACGTATCAGTCCTGGTGCAAAAAGTGCGAGAGGTGTTATCAAAGAAAATCGGAGAGTTATAAGTGGCAAAAATTGAAGAACAATTTGAAGCGTTATCCAAAAAGCGACGTAACGCTGGAGCAGATAAAGAGTCAACTTGGCGAACCGGATACGTGCTACCTATGCGGTTTGCCACTAAAGTGGGAACATGCGGAAGTTGATCATGTCATCCCTCTTACCAAAGGCGGCATGACCACAATATCCAATCTGAAATGGGCTCATAAGAAGTGTAATCGAATGAAGCATGATTACACGATTCCGGAACTGCTCGAAAGAATCACTTTAATCCACAGCAACCTATCAAAGCGATTGAAGGAAGTAATGTAGGCAACTACATATACGAGGCCAAACGGGAGCGCCCGGGGAGGCGCGCGGCTGTCGGAGAGGTAGGGCCGGCGGCGGCCTCGTGACAATGTAGAAAGGGGGGATATAATGGGGCCTTATTGCAACTTCTGCGGCACACGCTGCTTTACTTACTTTCCTATGGGGACTCCACAAGAGGCGATAGATGCCTACAGGAAAGGTGTCACGATCATCGCAACATGCCGCGAAGGTCAGGAATATGAAAAGCAGCTGACAGGATGGTGTTACGACGATATCCAGGCGGCCATAAAAGCAAAAGACCCAGCGCTGGCACGCTGAGTCTCGGTCGATAAGCATCGATTGGGAATCGTACTTCAATCGTAGCGTATCGGCCTCCAAAAGACAAGAGGAGGGGTTTACATGGCAGTTGCCATTGCTTCAACAAAAGATATGGATCGGGCACTTTGGCTTCAGTTCCGCTGTAAGGGGATCGGCGGCTCGGACGCCGCTGCAATCGCCGGGCTGAGCAAGTGGAAGTCACCGGTGGCTGTATATCTTGAAAAAACTGGACAAGCGCCTCTGGAAGAATTACAGAGCGAATCGGCATACTTCGGAACAATCCTGGAAGACGTGGTCGCTCAGGAATTTACGCGCCGGACAGGCTTGAAGGTGAAACGCCGCAATGCAATCCTGCAGCACCCGGATTTTCCGTTCATGCTCGCCAACGTTGACCGTTTGATCGTAGGTGAACGCGCTGGATTGGAGTGCAAAACAGCCAACGAATACTTGAAGGGCGAGTGGGAAGGCCAAGAAATCCCTGCTCCATACCTGCTTCAGTGTCAGCACTACATGGCGGTAACGGGTTATGAGGCTTGGTGGATCGCCGTACTGATCGGCGGCAATAAGTTCGTCTACAAACGTATCGAACGAGACGAAGAGATCATCCAGTACCTGATCAAACTGGAATCCGACTTCTGGCATAACCACGTGGTGCCGCAAGTTCCGCCGATGGTGGATGGTTCAGATGCTTCAACCACGCTTCTGAAAACCATGTATCCAATTGGGGAGCCTGACAGCGAGACCGAACTACCTTTGGAGGCGGACATGCTCCTTGAACAACTAGAACTGGCGAAGCAGGAAGAGAAGGCAGCGGGCGAACGCGTCGCGGAGCTGGAGAACCGCCTGAAAGCCATGCTGGGTGAATACGAAACCGGGACCGCTAGTCACCATGTTGTCACTTGGAAGAACGTTACCACGAATCGTCTCGATAGCAAGGCACTGCAAAAAGATCACCCGGAGATCTATCAAAAGTACCTGAAACCATCGTTCTCACGCAGATTTAGCGTGAAAGCAGTGTAAGGAGGGAGGAGTCACATGGCAACCAATCAAGATGTAAAGAATCAACTGGCAAACAGGGCCAATCAACCGGCCCAACAGCCGCAGTCGCCTGAGCAAACAATCGCGGCATATCTGAAACGCATGGCACCGGAGATCGAAAAGGCGCTGCCATCCCACATGAATGCGGACCGGATGGCACGGATCGCACTTACCACCATCCGTACTACACCGAAGCTACTGGAATGTAATGTATCATCTCTACTCGGGGCGGTCATGCAGGCCGCGCAGCTGGGACTTGAGCCTGGCCTTATCGGCCACTGCTATATCATCCCATATGGGAAAGAAGCGCAATTCATCATCGGTTACAAAGGTATGATCGATCTGGCCCGGCGCAGCGGAAACATCGAAAGCATCTACGCTCACTGCGTATACGAGGCGGACGAGTTTGATTACGAGCTGGGCTTGCATCCAAAGCTAAACCACAAACCGGCAACCGGTCGCCGCGGTGAAATGAAGTACGTCTACGCTGTTGCCCATTTCAAGGACGGCGGCTACCAGTTCGAAGTGATGGACAAAGAGGAGATTGAGAAGCGCCGGTCTCGCTCGAAAGCCGCCAAGAACGGACCTTGGGTGACCGACTACGAGGAAATGGCGAAAAAAACGGTTATCCGTCATATGTGGAAGTACCTGCCGATCAGTGTAGAGATCCAGCAGCAGGCAGCCCAGGATGAAGTGGTTCGGAAGGACCTCGTCAGTGAGCCGGTCAGCGTCTACAGTGATGCGATTGACATCAATATCTCGGCGGCGGAGTCGATTCCTGCGGATGAGGAAAAGAAAGAAGCTGACCCAACCGAGAGTGGCTCACTGTTCGAATGAGCGAACGAACCCAATGGTTTCTGCTCCCCGATATGTACCGCACTATAGGCAATCCCGAAACACTGAAACGTTTCGCTGCAGCCTACATGGAGCGGTACTATCCGGAGTGGAGGCCAATCAAGATCAACAATTACAGAGTTTTGGCGGAGAGGCGAGGTGAGGACGGTTGAATTACATACGTGAGCTTAACGCTTTTATAGATTGGCTCGAAATAAATCCGTTGGAAGCAATTACACAAACTTTGTGGTTTCACCTTATGGCAATCGCAAACAAGAGTAATTGGCCGGAGTGGTTTACGGTAGCCAATCTAACATTACAAGCGAAGCTCGGCGTCTCAGAAAACACATTAAACAAGCATCGTCTCTTCCTCATCCAAAAGGGTCGGATTGAATACAAATCGCAGGGGAAACAAAAAGCAGGTAAGTACAGGATTGTTCCTTTCCACACTCCAGTTCCTACCTCAAAAAATGAGGTAAACCTTGAGGTAAGCAATAGTTTTACCTCAAATTTTGAGGCAGATCGTGAGGTACTTCGTGAGGTAAACCTTGCGGCAAACCGTGAGGTAAACTCTGCGGCATTATATAAACTAAACAATACAAAACAAAACGAAACAGAAAATACTCTCTCTACGCCTGCGCGAGAAAACTTCCTCCCCATGATTAACGAGTTGAAGATCAAGTGTAGGGGAGTGCGCGATATCGAGGAGTTAGAGGCCTATCTCGGGCTCATGGAGCCAGATCTTATCCGGGAAGCCTTAAAGCGGGCTGAGAGAAAAAGTGTCGCCTATGCGTTGAGGATTCTTGCCGACTGGAATGAGGACAAGATTTTAACGGTTCAAAAGCTTCGGGAGAGTGAAGCGTCGCGTCCAACAGGTACTGGTGGACGCCGAGACAAAGTCGTTCATATGGACAAGCTCCCCGCATCTGTTCAACGCCAACTCGAAAAGGAAAAAGCCGGCGTCTACGCTGCGAAACCGCAAGAAACACGCACAGTAATGGACGATCCCGAGCTTGCTGCTATGCTTCGTGATCTTCGCGAACGAAAGAGTTCGGGCGGATGAAACGACTGCGTGGAGAGAAGACAGAGGAGGAACCGATTATGCAAGAACTCCAGAACGTTTTTAGCTTTCAGGAAAAACAGGTGCGGGTTGTTGTGAAAGACGGCGAGCCGTGGTTTGTGGCAAAAGATGTGTGCGAGCCACTTGGATTAGAGAACGTGAGCCTGGCAATCAATGGTCGAGCCGATCGTCCTGACAGCGGTCTCGATCCAGACGAAAAGGGGATTGCCATTGTCAATACCCCTGGAGGACCGCAGGAGATGGCGGTTGTTAACGAACCCGGTCTCTACAGCTTGGTGATGAAGAGTCGGAAGCCGGAAGCGAAAGCCTTCAAGCGCTGGATCACCCATGAAGTCATTCCGTCGATCCGCAAGCACGGTATGTACGCCAAAGACGAGTTGCTCGACAATCCAGACCTGCTGCTGGATGTTGTGTCCAAGCTCAAAGAAGAGCGGGACAAGCGGATTGCTGCAGAAAGACGTATTGAACTGGATCGCCCCAAAGTGATCTTTGCTGAGGCTCTGGAGACGTCGAACACGAGCATCCTGATCGGTGAGTTGGCAAAAATCCTGAAGCAAAACGGAATCGACATCGGTCAGAATCGACTTTTCGCTCTTCTCAGGGAGCAAGGGTATCTTGGACGCAAAGGCGAGTATTACAACATGCCGACCCAGCGATCCATGGATCTGGGACTGTTTGAGATCAAGACACGGACGATCAACAACCCGGACGGCAGCGTGCGTGTCACCAAGACAACGAAAGTTACAGGCAAGGGTCAAATGTACTTCGTAAACAAATTCAAAAATGAAAAGCGTCCGGCATAGGACGGGAGGGGAAGAGACATGAGATTGTTGCAGGAAGTGTTGATGAGCAAGCTTTTGCGGCACGGAATAACCGAAGCGTGCGGTAAGCCGTTGGAGAAAGCCAGCATTGACGAACTGATGGACGAATGGCACCGGTATGAAGCGCAGCGGAACGGCAAGCGGTCGGCGTAAGGGGATTGCATCATGAGTAGAGTGAAAGAGCTGCGCCTCATCATCCCCGGTAACCCGCCGACGCTAAACCATGTGTATCGAAACGTGGCAGTCAACCGGCGGATCACCACGCGAGACGGACAGAAATGGGTCAGAGACGTGCAAATGCTTGCCCAGGCGGCCATCAACCAGCAGGGGTGGCAAAAGAGCACAGACGAAAAGCTGGTCGCCGAGGTGATGATCTACTGGCCGACCCGCCGCAAACGAGACGTGGAGAACGTCGGTAAGCTCTTGTGGGACGCTTTGGAGGGCATCGTCTACGAAAACGACCAGTGGCTGCTACCGCGGTACATAGACTTCCAGGTGGACAAAGCAAACCCGCGAGTTGAGATCAAGTTTTACCTGTTGGGGGAGGGAGCCGCATGAGTACGAGTACATCAAACGACTATTTTGCTGGTCCTGAAGGAATCTTGAATCGGAACAAGCTGAAAGGTAGCCCCGCTGGTGACGTAAAAACCTACCACCTGAGCGAGGAAGAAAGACAGCAGTTGATTGAAAAGTACGGTCCCGTACTGAGAAAACGAATTAGCAAGACCACGATCATTCGAGACTTCGACCGAAACACCGGCAGCTACCATGGATAGGCACGGCCATCGCCACCAAACAGTTCCCGGACGTGGCGGTAAACACGGACATGTAAGTCGGGGAAGACGACAGCGACTTCGCCATTGGTCAGTTGTAAGCCGGCAACTTGTTCGAGTGTAAACGGAATTTCCCTGGAATCTAAAGTCTCGCGTAGGTAGTTGAGTTCACTCCATGGTACCGAGTAGTAAAACGACTTTTTCATATGCTCACGCTCCTTTATGTCAACCTAACACGGAGAGTTGGGACAAAAAAAGAAGGTGGGGTCAGAGTACGATTTCAGTCTGTAGGGTGGGAACACACGCTCAATTATTTAAAATTTAAAACCCTTCCAGAAAGTGAGGGTAGCAAGAGCAAAGAAAATAAGTGAAGCAAAAAGATGAACCCATGATCTTTTGAAAATTGAAGCAACTAAAAGTGAAATTCCAATAACGAAAAACCCAACTGGGATAAGTATTAATCCGGAAACAATATACCAACCGGTTTCTTCACCGAACATTAATTAGTCACCCCTATCGTCATTTTAAAAATTATACTATTTGGTCCAGGGTGAACGGTACTAAAGACATAAACACAACTCGCAGTTTGTATCCACGGGAGGAGAACGGGATGCACTTTACAAGAGAAATCATCGTCGACAACTTCGCCGGCGGAGGCGGGGCATCGACGGGAATTGAAATGGCAACGGGACGATCGGTTGACATCGCGATCAACCATGACCCTGCAGCGATTGCCATGCACCGGGCCAATCACCCGGAGACGGAGCACTATTGTGAATCGGTGTGGGACATCGACCCGCGCGAGGTTACCCGGGGGCGCCCGGTGGGGCTGTGCTGGCTGTCTCCAGACTGCACCCACTTCTCCAAAGCGAAGGGCGGGAAGCCACGGGAAAAGAAAATCCGCGGGCTCGCATGGGTGGCACTCCGGTGGGCGGCAACGGTCCGGCCGCGGGTGATCATGCTGGAGAACGTCGAGGAGTTCACAACCTGGGGGCCACTCGATAAAGACGGATACCCGGATCCGAAGCAAAAGGGGAGAACGTTCCGAACTTTCGTAAATGCGCTGCGCCGGCAAGGGTACCAGGTTGATTGGCGGGAGCTGCGCGCGTGCGACTACGGGGCCCCGACCATCCGAAAGCGGTTGTTTCTGATCGCCCGTTGTGATGGACGCCCGATCGTCTGGCCGGAGCCGACTCACGGGGATCCGGAGAGCGCCGCGGTGAAGAGTGGGAAACTGAAACCTTGGCGGACGGCAGCTGAGATAATTGACTGGTCACTGCCGTGCCCCTCGATATTCGAACGGAAGAAGCCCTTGGCGGAGAACACTCTGCGTAGGATCGCCCGGGGAATTCAAAGATTCGTGGTCGAAAACCCGCGCCCGTTCATTGTGCGAATCGGTCAGACCGGTTTTGGTGGAGATCGGTTGCAATACCAGATTTATCAGCCACTGACCACGATCACAACGAAAGCGGAACATCTGCTGATCGCACCGGTGATTGCCCGGCAATTCGGACAGTCAACCGGACACGGAGCGGATGAGCCTCTCGGAACGATTACGGCCGGGGGGATGGGTAAAAGTCAGTTGGTCGCGGCGTTCCTGTCCAGTTACTACGGAGAGACGTCACCGGGGGAGGCCCGGGGATCCCGACTGGATGAACCGGCGCACACCATAACAGCGGGCGGCAACCGGTTCGCCCTAGTGACAAGCCACCTGGTGAAGATGCGCGGGACCAACATTGGGCAGCCGGTTCCGGAACCACTGCAGACTATCACGGCTGGCGGGAACCACTTCGGGGAAGTTAGGGCGTTCCTGATGGCGTACTACGGGACGGGGGTCGGCCAGACACTAGACGAGCCGTTACATACTGTGGTCACCAAAGATCGGTTTGGGCTGGTAACGGTACATGGCCGTGAGTACCAGATCGTTGACATCGGCATGCGGATGCTGGAACCACACGAGCTGTTCGCCGCCCAGGGATTCCCCGACACCTACATCATCGACCGGGATGCGGACGGTAAGTCTTACGCGAAATCGGCGCAGGTTGCACGCTGCGGAAACTCCGTGCCACCGCCGTTCGCGGAGGCTTTGGTCAGGGCAAACCTGCCGGAACACTGCACTGGTACCGGCAACGCAGCGGCGTTCGAACGATACAAGCAGCCGATCGGCCAGATGGCGCTGACGGTTTAATCGGTGGGTACTAAATGTGTAATTTGTGAAAGGGGTAGCTTGATGAAGAAATACATCTACGAATGTCTGAATTGCGAAATTCAAATAACAGCTATTGGTGAAGGTCGGAATGTAGCAGTTGTAATGTTGGAATGTAACGCATGTGAAGAAGAAATGAAACTCATTGATACGAAAGACGTTGATTTATCACAATAGTTACTCAGAATAGCGAACGAATAAGGGGTCAATAGCGAATGGATAACAAATGCAAATGCGGCAGAGTACTGTGCGATCTGTGCGGCAAAAACAGCGCTTTCATCTGGACGCAGAACAAATTGAACGGCAGCACACATTTAAATGCTGCCGGGAGTGTTATCAAGCGGTTTGGGGGGATATGAATGCGGACTGAAGCGCTGAACGGCCTGAAAAAGGGTGACCGGGTGCGACACGTGAAGAGTAGTGGTAAAGACCAATGGCACCGCACGCTGAACAATGGGACGGTAGAAGGCGTATCTCTAACAGGCAAGCAGGTATACGTCAAATGGTTTGATGACCAGGGTAACTACCACCATTGGGGTAGGTACGACTGCGGGTCGCTGGAAAAGATCGGGGGTGAGCCTGCATGACCGAGCAGCAGATTATTGAAACGTTGGCAACGAAGGTCATGGGGTGGGACAAGGTATATATCGAATTTATGTATCCGATGTGGAACCCACTTCAAAACATAGCCGATGCGTTTCAGGTGGCAGAAAAGTTTGATAGCTACAAAGTGAAAAAGATTCAATACATGCACGTCTACAGTTGCGTATTGAGAAGTGAGTTGTTGGGAGAGGCTTTAGCGGGTGGGAAAACCGCACAAGAAGCCATTTGCAACGCGGCGTACAAACTGGCCGGTTAACACAAAATTTGAGCACAGAGAGGAGAATCGCTCATGGCAAAGAGCAAAGCACCGATCACAGTACAAGAAGTTACGGATTTGGATATCGCCTTCGGTGGCAGGGCAATGGAGTTGCTGCCCGCATACGTGGATATACCGGAGGAGTTCAAATCTGGTCGTACCAAGTGGAATGACCTCGTATCGACATGGTTTTTTCGTGGACTAAAAAACGTGCAGTGGAAGCCGAAGGACGGAGTGGATCCGGCGAAAGCTCTCCGTCATATCAAAGCCTGCTTGGGCTCGTTTGAACCGAAGCATGAACACAAAGAGGCCGGCTGCGCTTATCTCCTCAGTGAATTTTTCGAAGATGTGACGTACGAACCGGCGAAGTAGGGAACAAACCACACGATTCGTTAAGAGGGGGCAAGGAGGTTGAGATACTTTGTATTCAAAGATCCTTACGCGCTTATCATAGCGCCTTACAAGTCAGTGGCTCGAAAACTTTATTCTGAACAAGTGATTGGCGACATGGGAGATACAGAGGGAGTAGAAGTTATTGAAGTGGAACGAGGACATGCTATTGCGGCATTCAGGCGAGAAAACCAAGATATTCCGATGACCGATTTTCTTAACAAGTTCGATCAATACCAAAACGAAACAGAGGGATTGGTATTATTGGTTGACAGTTCCTTGATGTAGCTTAACAAAACATTACGCATGTGCCCAGTAGCGTGCATCAAATGAAATAGCGCCCCCATTAGGGGCGCCAAGTTACAACAAGCCTAGAGCATGTAAAGCTTCTTTAACTTCGTTCATAGCCCAGATGATAAAAATGACGAGCGCTACAAAGATCCATTTCCGCATCCCAACATCCCTCCTTTCGCTATAAAGGGGCATCGGTAGAAAGTTTTTTAAATAACGCCAGGAGGTACGGGGAATGAAGGCAATCACGATTCACCAACCGTGGGCGACGCTGATCGCTCTCGGGGAGAAACGCTTTGAAACGCGGGGGTGGTCAACCAAATACCGTGGACCGATTGCCATTCATGCTGCAAAGAAAGTGGATGTGGAAATCTGCAATCATGAACCTTTCCGTAGCGTGTTGGCGAAACATGGATACACACCTGACAACCTACCTACAGGCGCGGTGGTGGCAATCGCGCAGTTGAATGAGTGTTGGCATATCGGATTGGAGCGAGGCATGCCGATCCTGTACGACAGGGAAGGCGGGCAAACGAGGCTGATAGGCCGTAAAGAAAACTCTTTCGGGTGGTTTGAACCCGGGAGGTACGCCTGGGAAATGTCAGATGTCAAGCAGGTCGAACCTGTTGCGGTAAAAGGGCAGCAGGGACTGTGGAATTTTGTTCCGCCGAAGTGTGGCAACGTCTGAATAAACCAATGTTACGTCTGAATCCAGAAGTCGATACAACCACGGACAAGCGAAAAGAGAAAAAGCCCCCATTCGGGAGCCAAATGTGTGTTCGGATAACCACATTATATCACGGCCAAAGACAAGGGGGAACGGAAGATGAGCGCTGTTGAAAAACAAGAGATCGTGGTAAAATATCCCTTAGAAAAAGGTGTCAGAGTGGTCATCATCGAGGATGGTAACATCGTGGAGAGCTGCAGGCTGGAAGCTCATCACAAGTTCACGATCATAACCCAGGATGACAAGCTACTTGATACCGAAGAAACAAAACGGAAGCGATACAGAAAAGCTAAATAAAAAGCCTGACCGAAAAGCGGAGGGCGTCAGAATCTTCACCCAAAATGGGTGTGTTCTGGCGTCCTTTTTATTTTGCCAGAGAGGAGGACGGGCCGTGGCAAAAATCAGAGACATCATGGAGTTCAAGCAGAAGAAAGAGAAAGAGCCGATCAACTTTGCCGAGCATGCCCAGCGCGCGCAGGAACGGCTGCGTCACAGAGGAAAACAACGGAAACAGCCCGGGCAGCCATCGGAAGAAATCTCACTGGAAGAGTACCGGCGTTTGATGGGCGACGTGGGGGCGCGGCGTTTCCTTAAAGACCGGGGTAACAGGCGTAAATAGACGCAATGGGAGGGGTTCTCATGCAGGGATTGCTTCGGGAATACAAAGAGACTAGGAAGGCTTTGGAACGTGCCTACGAAGCCCGCAGAGAAGGCGAGAAGGTGCTGGATGACCAGGCATTAGCTGAGCGGCAAATCATTTCCGAGATGATCGGAGATGTTGAATTCGTCATTGAATGGTTGGAGACAGGACGGCGGCCGGGGAACAAACGGGGAGTGGAACGGTTGGCTGCCTATCAGCGCGAGAAACCGATGGACCCGATCCGCATGCAGGCTTTTGTTGCGCGATCGACTGCAGGTAGCCCGGCCAACTTGACAGAGTGGGAACGGCAGCAGATCGAGGACGCGCTGTGTGAACTGAGCGAGAGGGAACGGGAGTGTTATGTACTGGCGCATGGGGAGTGCTTCTCGTTCGAGGATATTGCCAATCTACTGGGGATTAGCAAAAGCAGCGTGGCGACGCATATAAAGCGTGCGGAGGCAAAAATATCCGAACGAGTGATGAACAGCTTATTCCTTGTGGGATAGGCTGTTTTTTGTTGATAATATCCGCCGATAAAGAAATAAACAAGTGCGTGGAGGTAATGGCATGAAATTGGACTTAAGTGCAAAAGATCCGGCGTTGACTATTATGGCGCTGAAACTTGGTGGGTTCATCCTCGGAATGGTAGTTGCACTCACGATTGTGGAACTTTACATACCCAAGCTCCTAAGGAGTATTTGTCGGGTGGCCGTCGCGCTAGGTGGCATTTACCTATTTGCCATGTGGCTGAGTTAAAAGAGGCGTATTTTGTCACACGAAAGCCACTGATAAGTGAAAGGAACTTTTCTTTCACGAGAACCCCCTTATCCTAACCGCCTCCGAAACGGGGCGGGATTTTTTACCTGTGAATCGCGGTGGAGTCCCCTGCCGAAGGAAGTGGGGCTTTAGTATGGACAAATCGACTCTCATCCATCAAAATTGGAATTAATAGGAGGGGACGGTTATGAATACCGAGTTTCAGATTTTGCGTTGGGGGATACCGGGATGGATATACCTTGCAACTTTTTTGATTTTCAAGCTTGCCGCTGCGAACTTTCAACTAGAAATTCTTGCGGCACCATTTGGGCCAAATTTAACAGTTATCGCCGGAATAGCAGCCTTTTTCGCAGCTCTCGGGGTTCCTATTGGATACATCCTGTATCAAATATATTTTTGCTATAAATGGACTTTCGGTGGCAAAAAATCGTATCTTGCTGCTAAAAATGTTCCAGGACTCGAAAACGTAAATACGGGAAACACAAGGGAAGATTGGAGGACTATCGAGCGGCACTTGGACAGCTTAATGACCGTGGAAGTACCAAGGCGAAATATTAACTACAAGGACATCAAAAGAAGGCATGATTGGTACACAAATCGAACTTCTCGGACACATGGATTAGGGTCTTCCGTTGTGGCAATGGTTTTTGGTCTTTTCACTTTCGTTGCACTTAACAATTGTACAACTGTTTCTGTTTATAATATTGCACTGGTATTCTTTGTGTACATACTTGCAATGGTAGCTACAATTATTAACTATATCGCAATGGATGAAGGGACTTTTTTGCAAATAAATTCAATTATGCTAGACATAAATAAGGCTGAACTTTTGGATAAAATTGGAGAGAGTAAACTTAACGAGGGCAACGAGGATGATGAAGAAATAGATGATTAGGCACCTTTCGGGTGTCTTTATTTCATTTGCAAAACAAACTCAATAGGTGGTGGTGATGATGTAGTGGCACGAGCACGAAGTCCTGACCGAGACAAAGCATTTGAGATGTGGCGCGACAGCGGCGGAACGATGAAGCTGAAGGATATCGCCGATGCCTTGGGGCTGTCGGACACACAGATCCGGAAGTGGAAGAACCAAGACCAATGGGACGAGCGCCTGGATAGTAACGTTACCATTCCCAAAAGTAACGTTACCAAACGAGGCGGGGCACCAAAGGGGAATAAGAACGCCGTGGGCAACGCGGGAGGAGCTGCACCGAAAGGGAACAGCAACGCCGTGACTCACGGCTTTTTTCGTCGGATCTTTCCGGATGACGAGGAGACGCATGCCATCATCGGGGAGATCGGCGTGAAGAGCCCGCTGGATATTCTCTGGGAGAACATCGTCATCCAGTACACGGCGATTGCCCGGGCGCAGAAGATCATGTTTGTTCGTGATCAAGAGGACCAGACAAAAGTGTTGAAAAAGTTCAAACCCGGCATGTTTGGAGAAGAAATGGAGTGGGAACTGCAGCATGCCTGGGACAAGCAAGCTGCGTTTTTGCAGGCGCAATCGCGGGCCATGGCAACGCTGCAGGGGTTAATCAAGCGATATGAAGAGATGCTGGTGGCGGCACTGGGAACCGAGGAACAACGGCTTCGAATTGAAAAGCTGAAGCTGGAGTTGGGTAACCTCCGAGGGGATACCGACGGCGATGCTCACAAGCAAAACAACGAGTATGAGGCAGCGCTGAACGCCCAAGCAGGGGATGTGTTTGCTGACGAGGTGGAATCTGATGGCGAAGAAACGTAAACGGACAACCTCGTTCAAGTTCCAACCGTTCAGCCTCAAGCAGAAAAAGTTGCTCATGTGGTGGACGGACAGAAGCCCGTACCGCGATTACGACATGGTGATTGCCGAGGGAGCGATCCGCTCGGGCAAAACTATCGCCATGATCGACTCGTTCATTACATGGTCGCTGGCTAAGCATCGACATCAGAATTTCATCGTCGCTGGTAAATCGATGGGAGCCCTTAAACGGAACGTGCTGGAACCCATGTTTCAGATACTGACAGCAAAGGGCATCGATTATCACTATCACCGCTCTGAAAATCCGCATATCATCATTGGAACAAACACCTACTACCTGTTTGGGGCAAACAATGAAGCCAGTCAGGATACGTTACAGGGCCTTACGGCGGCAGGTGCATATCTGGATGAGGTGGCGCTTTTCCCTCGATCGTTCGTTGACCAGGCAATCGGTCGGTGTTCCGCAGAGACGGATGGCAACGGTGCGAAAGTCTTTTTCAACTGCAACCCGGCCGGGCCGTATCACTGGTTCAAGACGGATTTCATCGACAAGGCGAAAGAAAAGCGTATCCTGGTTCACCATTTCACAATGGACGACAACCTGAGCCTTTCGGAGAAAGTGAAGGAACGATTCCGCCGAATGTTCAGCGGCGTTTTCTTCAAACGGTACATCCTTGGCTTATGGGTGATGGCTGAGGGCGTCGTTTATGACATGTTTGACGAGGCTGTTCATGTAGTGGATGACCTCCCGCCATTGTTCGATCGCCTATTTGTCGGCGGTGACTATGGGATCAATAACCCCACAGCTTTTCTGTTATGCGGGCAGAAGGGGAAAGACTTCTACGTCACTCGGGAGTATTACTTCGACTCCAAAAAAGCCGGTAAACAGAAAACGGTCGCGCAGTTAGCGGAGGACTTTGTGTCGTTCATAGGTGACGATCGACCCGAAATTATCTTTTTGGACCCATCTGCAGCAGCCTTGATTCTGGAGTTGAAGCAGAAGGGTATCGCCAATATAAAAGGTGCAGACAACAGCGTAAACGACGGCATTCAGCTCGTGCAGAATCTGCTTACGGGCAACGGGGGCCGTCTTTTTGTTCATCGATCCTGCGTGAACCTGATTCGGGAGTTCTACTCCTACCTTTGGGACCCGAAAGCTCAGGCAAGGGGAGAGGACGAGGTAATCAAAGAGAATGACCATGCTTTGGATGCCCTAAGATACGCATTATTTACCCAGTGGCACCTGATGCGTAAAGCGGCTGCCCGTGAAGGAAGACGTCGCGAAGGGAAAGGAGGATGGATTTAATGAGTGCTGCTACAGATAATCGGCAAGAAAGCCGGGCTCAATGGATACCCATAGGCAAGGCGGAAGAAACGCCAGCCAGTCAGCAACTTCCCGCTGACAAATTTCACGGCGACTACGAACAACACGGCCTGATCCTGCCGGTGATTACCCCTGCAGCTTATGTAGAAGTGGTCAAGCAAAGCAGTATCATTCCTCAATGCATCGATGCTTATAAGACAAATATTACCGGGTATGGCTGCGCGCTTGAATATATGCCGAACGAGTCTGACGAGACAGCGAGGGCGGAATGGGATATCGCGGAGCGGTTCCTGCTCACGGCCAATCTGGAGAAGTCTATTGAGCAACTGCTTGGTGAGCTGGTGGAAGACTTGGAATCCTGCGGCAACGCCTACCTGGAAGTTTCCCGGGGCGGTGGGTTACCCGCACTGTATCGGATACCACCGCAAAACATGCGATGCACCAGCGAGGAGAAGAAGGTAACCATGAAGTACAAACGGCTCATTCAAGGGAAGGTCGAAGAGTTCACCCAAGAGAAATGGGTCCGTCGCTATGCACAAAAACGTGGGAACCACATTGTTTGGTTCCGCGAGTTCGGCGCGCCGGGGAACGATAACGAGGTTATCCATCTGAAACTCGGGAACGCAGCATATGGTGAGCCACGCTGGTCGGGGAATACGCCAGGCATCCTTGGTAGCCGCCGGGCGGAGGAATTGAACCTTAATTACTTCCGCAACGGGCGGATGCTGTCGATGATCCTGTCTGTAATCAACGGCCACCTCACCCCTCAATCCATCGCAGCCCTTCAGGGGGCGAAAGGCGAAAACTCGCAGGGAGGTATCCTTTACCTGGAGGTTGAAGGGTTTGACAAAGGGATCACAGGAGACGAAAAAGAAAAAACCGAGGTCAAGTTGGACAAGTTGAATGATTTGTTGCAGCAGGATGCGCTTTTCATCGATTACAACAAGGACAAGCGGAAAGAGACGCGATCTTCATTCCGTCTTCCGCCAATCCTCACCGGGGAATCAGAGGACTACAACCGTGCAACTAGCGATAACGCCCGCCGGATCGCTGAGGAGCAGGTATTTAAGCCGTACCGAGACTGGTTGATGAATGAGATTTTTAACAAACGACTTTTTCCGTCCATTGGCGTCTACCGGGTAAAAGCTGTTTTGCGCGGGCCAAAAATATCTGACCCAGACGAGCGCAAAGCTATGCTCGATTACCTGGCCGACAGGGGTATTCTGGTTGTCCGCGATCTCATCCCGATTGCAGAGGAAGTGTTGGGTACCGTCATCGATGAAAGCCGCTATGAGGAGGGGTATCTGGACACGCCGATTGCTCAACTGAAAGTGCCGGCAGATTCGTTCGCGTTGCCAACGGCAGGGATGGATCCGGAAGAGAAGTTGGCTACCGTGGCTAAGCGGCTGCTCCGGGAAACGAGGATGAAACACCATGTGTGACCAATGCCTTTTTCTGATCACCAAAGCTGACGATGACGACTTTCTGGACAGCCTTGATCTGACAAACGCAGAGCGGATGATGCTTGAGAAGTTGTACAAGGAAGGCGAGGACGCGATCGCCGAGCTGTTACAACTGCAGGGAGCCGAGTTGGACGCGGCTATACAGGAACTGAGCGATGATCTGCTGACGGATCCAGATGAGTTACTGAAAGTTATTCTGCGGGTGCAGTCAAGTGAACTCTTTCAGGATAAGTTCAAAGAGGCGATGAAAAAAGCCTTTCTCCCTCTGTTCGAGCTTGCCGGAAAATCCGAGGCTGTGGCGGTGAATGATGAGGCGAAGTGGAACACTGCGAACAAGGCGGCCGCGAAATTCACGAAACAACTGGAAAAACTTGTTCCTGACATGAATGAAACCTCACGTACGCATCTGCTGAATGCCTTCAGCGCAGCAATTGAGGGAGGCAAGGCACCCGCAGAACGTGCTATACTGGTAAAAGAAGTAAGCAGACAGGCTGCTAGCGGTGAGGTAGGCCCCTTCAGTATGACGCGCGCGCTGCGAATTTCGCGCACGATGACTACAGCGGCAGCAAATGGGGGCAAGCTCGAAGGATGGAGACAGTCGGGTGTCGTGAAGAAAAAACGCTGGAGATCCGCGAACAACAAGCGCACACGCGCTGACCACCGGGTAGCGAACGGCCAAACAATGCCTATCGACAAACCGTTTCGTGTTGGCCGTGAGGACTTGATGTTTCCAGGAGATCCGAATGGGAGTACCCGACAGATCATAAACTGTCGATGTACCATGCAATCGGTTATCGTGGAAGACGTGTTCGAAGTTCGTCATCCCGGGCACAGTGAAACCTACCGGCAAAAGTTGACGGGTACACATGAGCGCATCAAAGAAGACACCGGGTATCACGCGCTAGAGCACGCGCTCAACCGTTTGCACGGGCACATCAATAACGGCCGGATAAAGTCTGTCGATGACGTAATCGATGCGATTCAAAACGGGAAAACATACTTGGAAGCCAACGGGACGGTCGTGAAGTTCTTAAACGGTGTCTCGGTTCACTTTGCCGCCGACAACGGAGAGATTAAAAACTTTGTCCCCACAAAGCGACCGAAGGCTGAATGGAAGGAGTTGATAGAGGATGACGAATAAGCATACGCAGCACTTGATAGCGTTAGCAGAAAAGTTTCTCTCAGGGGATCTGCAGGCTGACGTGTTCGTCGATGAATACGAGGGTTACCTGTTTGATCATGAAGAGGACCTGTTTGACGATCCCTGCTATGCGTTCCTGGATGCAATTCGGGATGTGGCCGCCTACTATCAACCCGAGCCGAAGGTACGAGAAGCCGATCCCCATCTAATCGAGGAAAAGCAGCTTCGTGAAGTAGTATCAGAAAACCTCGATAAAATCAAGACGTCACAATCGTGACGTTTTTTCATTTCCGGAAAGGCAGGCGGTGTTTATGCTATTCCTGACCGAAGAAAATTCACTGTGGAAAGGAGGTGAACGAGGAATGCCGTACGAATTGAAGGACGCGAAAATCACCCACATTTCGCTGGTTGATAAAGGCGCCAACGGTGTACCGTTCGCCATCATCAAGGAAGAAGGCGGGGAGCCGGTGCAGAAAAGCATCGTGATCGCGAAAGCCGACAAGCCGAAGCAGATCGTATACGGTGTGGTGTACCAGCCGGACGTCGTGGACGCGCACGGGGACATGATGACCGCCGAGGAGATCGAGAAAGCCGCGCACGGTTTCATGCAAGCGAAAAGCATCTACAACATCGACAAACAGCACGACCTGGAGGCCGACGAGGGCTACGTGGTCGAGTCGTACATCGCTCCCTGTGACATGCAGCTGGGAGATCAGACGATCAAGAAAGGCTCCTGGGTGGCCGGGGTAAAAGTCACGAATGAAGACACCTGGTCGGCCATCGAAAAAGGGGAGATCACCGGTTTCTCAATGTGGGGGATCGGCAAGCGCGTGAAATTGGATGAAGCCTCTTCTGCTACCGAGAGTGATGCGGTAGAGAAGGGGCTTTTGCGTTCAATCGCAAAGGCGCTCGCCGACCTGACAGGCATCCGAAAAGGAGCGGTCAAGGATCGCTTTGAGCAGTCTCGGAAGGAAACCGGGTTCTGGGATGCCTGGTACTCTTTCGAAAGAGTTGTATGTCGCTATAACTGGCAGACGGACCGGTATGAATTCGAAACCGACGCAGCGGTTATCCGTGAAGCGATCGAAGACCTGACAAGCATCCTGCAGAGGCTGCTCACCAGTGACAACATCATGAAGTCGATCGGGGAACCGCCGGCGGAAATCGAAAAGGCTGGGAAGAAGATCTCTGCCGCACGCCTGGAAAAACTCAAAAACGCGCAAGCAGCGCTCTCGGAAATCCTTTCCGAGGTAGAAGACAAGGAGGATGACCACGTGAAACCTGAAGACATCGAAAAAGCTGTTTCGGCTGCACTGACCCCAATAACCAAGCAACTGCAAGAGCTTCAAACGGAAGTTGCGGAGTTGAAAAAGGATGAAGGAGGGCAGCCGGCGGCCACGACTGCAGCTTCAGCAAATCCGGAAGCCAACGCCATCACTGAAGCAATCCAAAAAGCACTGGAGCCGATCACCAAGCAGGTGGAGACTTTGGCAGCGGACGTGCAACTGGTAAAGAACAGCCGTGGTCCAAGCGGCCAGCCCCCTGCTGATGCTCCCATTGGAAAAAGTGATGTGCCAAGCTACATTCGACTCATGAATGGAGGTCAATAAGATGACAGCAAACAACCAATTGATTTCAAAAGAACAGCAGCTCTCAACCATCCGCAAGTCGATTGATCTGACGATGCCGAAAAAAGAGGCGGAAGCGTTTATCGTCGACACGCTGAAGAAGGCGACCACGCTGCCGAAACTGAATACGAAATACACGGACGTTCCTGCGGGTAAACTGCCAAGATTGAAAGTGAAGTCCCGCCAGATTCGGGAGCATACCGGAACGGAAACCCCGAACGGAACAGGCGGTATCGAGAACCCAGAAGTACCGTACGCAGTGAAAAAGGTTTTCTGGGATGAATGGCTAAAAGACGATGACGTATGGTATAACAACACGGCCCGCGGGGACGATGTTGAAACCAAAACCATCGATTTGGTTCAGGGACAGTTCGGGGTAGACATGCAAGATTTGCTGTTCAATGGCGATACAACCGCTAAGCTGGCCGATGGTGTTACTCCGGATCCGTTCCTGTCCATTCTGGATGGCTTTGTGAAGAAAATGAAAGCGTCCACGTTGAAAACAGACTTGGGCACGAACGAGCCAACCATCGACGATTTCGTCAACCACGTCCTGCTGCTGGATGAAAAATACTTGAACATGACCGACTTGACGTGGATCATGCCTCGCCGGACCTATCAGAAACTGGTCGCACTCGTGCAGAAGCGCTCCACTGCTTTGGGCGACGTCACGCTGGTCAACGGTAAGCTGACGGAGATCGCTGGATACCCGATCGAGGTAGTGCAGTCCCTGCAAATCGGTTTCGTGGCCCTGACGCCATTAAGCAACCTGGTGCCGGTATTCACTCGTGACCTGCGATACAAGCGGACTGCAGACGGCGCGACGGCTGCGATCAAGGATGCAACCTACCACATCCTGTTTGGGTACGCAGATGCTGCTGTTCTGGAAACAGAAGCCGTTGCCTGGATGACAGGCAGCAAACTGTAAGAGGGGGATGCATGATGCCGAAGGTAAAATACAAGCATGAGAAAGGCGCTCTGCACATCGGTGGAGGGCGCTTTTTCAATGCAGGAGAGGCCTACGAGGTTTCTGATGAAGAAGCAAAAGCGTTGACCGAAGCGTTCGATGACCTTGAAATCGTGGAGGAGAAGAAGTCTGGCCGGGGAGGCGGACGCCATGCTGACGCCGGAGAAGGTAAAGCAGCAGAGTAGCACACGAGCCGTTCAGGATATGACTCATGAACGGCTTTCCTATCTCATTGACGAAGCGAAAGTTCGAATCGAGTTGTTCACGTCCCGACCATTCGTAGACGATGACAGTCGTCTGGAAGTCGCTCATTTCCGCCTTGTTGAGGCCTTGGCCCTGACAGACAACGACGAGGTGCTTGGTGCAGAGGCACGCGGGATTACGTCGGAATCCGACCAGGGCTACTCATGGTCAGTTGAACGGGCCGCGGTGACGACGGGGAGCCCGCTGGTCGACTCCCTGCTCCGGCAGTGGATGAGCTTTACAGCAGAAGCGAGCGACGGGGGGAACGTGCGGGCGATGATCCTATGAGGCATCGAATGAATGATCAGATCATTGTGAAACGAACGGAAACGGCTCAGGATGGGCGAAACAGAATGGGTCTGGTTGAGTTACCCCCCCGAACGGTAGAGGGGTGCATTCGGGCTGTAGAATCGTCCTGGCAGCGTCCTTCCAATGCCGACCCGGTGACATGGGAATACAAGGCGTCCATCGGATTCAGTTTAGGAGAGGATGTCCGGAAGGATGATGTCTTGGAAATCCCCGGTCGTGGTGACTTTGTGGTGGTGGACGTGACCCCTGGACGACGTTTTCTGTCTGTGGTCGCCATTCAAGAAAAGCGGGGGGCGGAGTAGTGGACTTTCGTCAATTTGAAGAGCGGTTGAGGAAGTTGAACCAGGACGTTCCGAAGATAATCCAGGGCATCGTTTACAGACTTGGCGAGGAACTTCTCAACTACGTAATCAATGAGATCAGCCGTCAGGACCTGATTGACACCGGTGCCATGTGGCAATCCTTCACGCAGGGCGGCGACGGGAACGTTTGGGAGTTTGACGGAGACCGCAACGCCCTGACGCTCGAAGTCGGCTCCAATCTGACCTACGCGGAGTACATGAACGACGGATACACAATCGAGAAAGGCTATTTCGTTCCGGGTTATTGGCAGGCCAATGGCGGGTTCGTTTACGATCCCGACGCGAAAACGGGATTCTGGGCTCGTCCACGTTCCTTCATCGGACGAAAATACTTCGACATCGCTCTGGAGAACTTCCGAGGCGGCATGCAGGCTCTCATCGAAAAACTGCTGCAGGCAGAACTGGAAAGGCTGGTGAAGTGATGGACCGCGAACTCTCTTGCATGATCGATCTGGTAAACGAGGCGTATCCGGAGCTCTCCATCCTGGACAGTCTCGACGAGTGGCTGGCCGCGAAGTTCAATCCGCCAATCGCGTTCATTCAAACGCAGAGCGTCACGGAAAGAGGGAATACGCTCACGTCCTACAAAGTGATCGCGGATGCCGGTATCGTGCTCCATCACCCGAAGGTGAACGGAGTGTACCAGCCGATCAGCAGCGAACCCCTGCGGCAGCTTCTTCGAAAAGAGCGGTATAGCTTTCGGGGGAAGACGGACGGGCTCTACATCAACATAGACAGCACGTCATTCCGTGTTCGTACGGAGCGGAAAGACAGGACCGAGATCACCTTCCGATACGAGTACACCGTATCGATTCCGAAGGATACTGCCGAGAAGATCAACACATTTGACATTGAGGGGGAATGGACCTGATGGCACCAAAACCAAAGGCCGTCGAATCCTCTGGGATCAAGCGAACCAAACAGGATTGGATCGAGAGCGCTGCGCACCTGAAAGCCGAAAGGTTCGAGGTGGCGGGCGCTCTTTTTGATGTAAAGGACGACCAGCTGATCTCCGAGGATGAGGTCAAACAAAGACTGAGCAAATACAAAGGCGGTGACAACCGATGACGATTCAACGGCAAAGACCGGGGGTCACGGTCGACCTCATTGCAAAGGCGCAAGAGCGCGTGCTCCCGAAAAGCGGTGTCGTGCTTGTTCCGTATCAGGCTGAGTGGGGAGCCCCTAACACTATCGTACGGATGACGGGATACGAGGAGCGCTACAAAGAAACGCTCGGACTGGTCGATACCATCGAGCTGGCTGCAGAGGGCGGTGCTACCGTCCTCGGATACCGTGTAACAAACGGGAACGAGACTGCTGCAAAGTACGTGCAGGACGGCGCAATCGAAATCGCGGCCCGTTACCCCGGAACCTACGGAAATAACCTGCGCGTGACGATCCTTGCCTCCTCCGCAGAGCCCGGGAAAAAGGAGCTGCAGGTAAAAGACGCAACAGGCATCCTGGAGAAGTTCTCGTTTGCCGATGCTGCAGAGCTGGTGACGAAAACAGCTTCCTCCGATTTTGTGCGTGCGAAGAAGCTGGGGGACACGGCGGTCAGCGACGTCGCGGACGCGCAGTTTACGAACGGCGCCTCCGGTAACGCACCATTGACAGCTGCGGACTTTACGAAAATCATCAACGCGGTTTCCGGATCGGACTTTGATGCGATGTATCTCCCGTCTGACGACGCGGCGGTTCAAGCAGCGGCGAAACAGTTCATCGCGGACCGTCGCGCTCTCTCGAAAAAGTTGAGCACGCTGGTCATCGGCGGCAAAGAGACCGATGACGCTGACATGACAAAGCACACGGAACGCTCCGTCTCCATGAATGCGCGGTACGTGGTCAACTGCGCGATCGCGGGCACCCACAACAACGGAAAGGACTACAACAGCACGCAGTGGGCCGCTTGGGTGGCGGGCATGGTTGCCGCAACACCTGCAGATCAGTCCCTGACGGCTGTCATTGTCCCCCTGAAAAAAGCCAAAAAGGATTGGGGACACAGCGAGATCCTGAACGCGCTCAGTACCGGCACGCTGATCGCTACACGCGACGGGGATGTTTACATCATCGAGAGCGCCGTCAACACGCTCTCTACACTGGGGCCGAATGACCGGGAGGACTACGGGAAGATCCGTGTTTCCATGACGCTCGACCAGATCGTGAACGACATCACCGCTGTAGGCAAGAAGTACAAAGGGAAGCTGGACAACAACGACCTGGGTGGCGCTACCTTCGTCGGTGCGGTAAAGGCCTATATGGAGGTACGCGAGCAGCAGGGGGCCATTGACGCCGGATGGTCCTTCACGGACAAGAAAAACGGAACCGGCGACCGCCGCGGCTTCAAACTGTCGGCGAGACCTCTGGATGCCATCGAAAACTTTGACGTCGAGTGGGAGGTGCTGTAATAGATGCAACGCGACATCAAGCTGAAAAACTGCCAAGTGTACGACGACAACGGTGATCCCATCGATGGAACGCTGGAAGGCCGCGTCGTTCTGAAAGTACAGTACGGCGACGTGAACCGGTTGCAGAAGGGACCTGTCCAGACCGTTGACAGCTGGTACAACGAGGTTACGCTCCGGATCTCCTCGGTCAATGCGGCGCTGAAATACTACTGCGTAGATCAGCTGACGAAAGGCAAAACGCCTGTCCTTCCGTTCATCATCGGTGAAACCCTCGACAAAGAAACGGGCAACGCGGAGCGCGTGCGAATCTCCGACATCTACCTCAACCCAGAAGAAATTACGCTCTGGGAAGCAAAGGCGGAAGGCAACGATAATGCGACTTACGAGATCAAAGGTCGCAGCAACAAGCCTGCTGACTTCATCGACAAACTGCCTGATTATGAAGAATAGGGGATGACCATATGAGCAAGTTGGAAAAGTTTCTGGCGAAAGCCTCTGAACCGGTACAACGCAAAGAAATCACCGTCGATATTGACGGTGACGAGTGGAAGGTTCGCCAGCTGACGCTGGTAGAACTCCGTCAGTGTGAGCGGATGGCCGATCGAGGCGACAAGATCGACTGGTATCGCTATAACGACGCGCGGATCGTGAAAGCCACCGAGCACGACTTCCCGTGGAGTGACATGGCACTGCTGAAGGCCTATGGTGCGGCGGACAAGTTCGAGCTTCCAGCCAAACTGTTTGAACACAACCCAGACGGGTACACGAAGCTGCTGGATGCTGTTCGCCGCGTGAACGCGGGGCAGACTGAGGCGGATGCGGTGGAAGAAGCAAAAAACTGATAAGGACCGACGGTGAAGCCTGGCACATGTGTTACGCCTACCTGAAAGGTAGGGGGCTGCCGTCGGACCTTCTCGACATAGACGTGGATCCGTACAAGCAAAAGCTGTTTATCATGGCGTGCCAGGTCTACGAGATCGAGGAGCTGGAGAAGCAACGAAACGAATAGCTTCTCCCTCTCTCCCGAGCGGGTGACGGCTGGGGAGAGAGTCACTTTTTATTGAGTCGGTATCCGAGATAGGTTAGCCCAACAAAAGAACCAGCTAAAACCCAGCTGAGGACTTCGGGCATTTTGAACATCCCAACCATAACTGACGTGATGATAGCTGTAATGATACCGAGAAAAACGATTAACCAAAAATACATCGCCATTTTAATAAAGAGCCGGAAAAGGAAGTAAAAAAACGTCGGAATAGCTTTCAGGAAATCCATGCCGTTCCCTCCGTAGTTTTTGGGAACATTTTACCATGTAATACGATGTGGGGGTGAGTAAGGTGTCAAAAATTACAGCTTTGCTTGAAGCAAGAAATCAAATATCACCGGAACTGGTGAAAGTTCAGCGCGAAGTACAAAAATCCCGTCAAGCGATGGGCGGTCTTGATGATGAAACAAGAAAAGCCTTGCAGGGTATTGGACGTATGGCAGATGCCTCAGAGAAGATGTCAAGAGACATGGTACGTGATCTGGAACGCGCGCAGCGAGAGATCCATGACCTTCGATCGGAACTGAATCGGCTGGGTAGCATGAACGAAAAGCCCCGGGTAGAGGTAGACAATCAGGCCACTCAGGAAATCACCGACATTCGTCAGCAGCTTCTTGCTCTGGGTGGTATTGCGGCAGCCATTACAATCGGTTCAAATGTCGGCAACATGATGTCAGAAGCAGAGGCAGCATTCCGCGAACGCGCGCTGTATTCAGTAAAAGGCAAAACTGAGCAAGAAATGCAAACGTTTGATCAGAAGACGAAGGAACTTCTCTTAAACAATCCGTACATGAACCGAGCGGAAGCTATGGCAACAATCTCAAAAAGTGAGAAGTATAACGGCAAAAATGCCGGCGCATACGCGGAAGCAGCCACAAAGTTGGGTGTGACCACCCGGTACGCTCCAGAGGAACATCTGAAAATGATGGCCGTTCTCCGGGAGAATACTGGGGTGGATGACGCAAAGCGACTTGGCAACTCCTTGCAGTACATGGCAAACAATTTGAAGGACTTCAAGGAAGAGTTTGTCGATTCCATCATTGAGTACAGTGTTCAGACGAGCAAATTCCTGGACACGCCGGAAAAGATGGCCGCCCTTGTAGGTCAGATCGGAAAAATGGGGATCTGGTCAGACGACAAAGCGTTTGATTCGCTGAAAGAGACCACGCTCAAGCTGACAAACCAAGGCGACCTGACGAACGTACTGAAAACCGGGTACGAAACACAGGGCATGAAGGCAGAAAAAGCCTTGGAACTAGCCACCAAAGAAGCCGCAGAAATAAACAAACTCATTCATTCGGAGAACCGAGCAGATAACCAGGCGGCGATGGGTCGCTTGATGCTGACACTCGCCACCATCCAAGACAAGAACGTCAGACAGCAGATCTTGAACGAGCTCGGCGCGGGTCCGGGGGAGGACCTGGGAAGACACTTCGCCCCCCTGCTGGAGTACGCCGGAAAACTGGCGACCGGTCAAATCAGACCTGAAATCGGGGACGAAATGAACCGGGCATACAAACTCGCGACCGAGAACAACCCTCTTTTCGAGTATCAAAAGGCGCAAAACGAAGCAAAACAGGCTGTAATGGATTTTGGTTCAAAGGTAGCTCAGGATGCTACTCCAGCCCTTGCCTTCCTATCCGAAAAGGCTACAGCTTTGGCTAATGTCTTCAATAACATGTCTGACACTACTCGATACGGAATTGAGATCGCAGCTGCCTCGGCTGCGATTATTGGTGGTGGTTTGTTACTGATTAAATCCGCCACCGCCCACCTGCGGGCAGCCCGGGCACTGGAGGCCGCCGCAAAGTCAATGGGCGGGGACGGCGGGCCGGACATCGGCGGCAAAAAGAAATGGTGGAATCCGAAGACGTGGAAAAAGGATGTACCGGATGTCCCTGCTCGTAAATGGATGTCATCAGCAGACGCAAAGCGCGCGCTTGACGGTCTGGCTCCGGTTGAAGAAACCGTCAAAAAAGGGCTTCTTGGCGGCATGAAAGACCGAATCACCGGCATGCTACCGACGAGAGAATCGCTGAAAACTTTTGGCGGATCGGCCATCAAAAAACTGCCGTACCTCGGCGCCCTGATTGGTGCCGGCCAGATCCTGACGGCAGAAGATAAGGCGGCCGCAGCCGGAAAGGTTGGATCAGAGGCAGCCGGTGGGCTGGGCGGAGCGGCCGCCGGGGCTGCTCTCGGTTCAATCATCCCGGGCATAGGCACCGCCGTCGGCGCTGCTGTTGGTGGCGTACTCGGTGCCTGGGGCGGTGGTGCGATATTCGATAAAGCGAAGGACTGGTGGGGTCGACAGCCTGCGGAAAAACCACCGGTGCCAGTAGCATCCACTCCTGTCGTAGCAAACAAGCCGACGACCGTCACCATGAACCCAGAAATCAAAATCGAACTGCGCGCGGACGGCGTTCTCCAAGACGTGCCCAGCATGCTGAAGATGCTGGATTCACCCCTCGTGCAGAACAAGATCACAAACGATGTTCAGAAGGCGTTCATCCGAGCGATCGATACCAGCGGCGGCGTCCCGACTCGTATGGGGGGTGTACCGAAGTGATTCGACTACAGGGTAAGTATCGCCTGACATTTCCCGTCACTCCCGGAGAGATCCAGTTCCGCGGCTTCGGTAACGAGACAGAGACCACTACCTCGATCGTATTAACCTCAAAGACAAGACCCACAGGGAGACGGCCAAAGGTCGTCTCTTTTGATTTTGTCCTACCGGGGGATCCGACAGCTGACTACATTGAGGTAGAAGGCTACCAGGGACCGCGCCCATGGCTGGCGGGACTAGACCGCCTGAGCGGCTCTGAAGTGCTTCTCACGATCGACGAGTTAGACCTCGCCTGGAATGTCATTGTAGGCCCTTGCGACGGCAGGTTCGTAGGGAGGAACGTGGATTTCCACGGAACGATCGAGCTGCCTCTTTTCATCAAAGAGGAGTTCATCACCTGGACCAACTCAAAAACCCTGCTGGAAGTTTCGAAAATCATAGGGCAAATGTCCAAAAAACGCCCGAACACTTCCGGCAAGAAAGCGAAGAAAACGACCACCACCGGTTCCCTTGTAAGTCAAGCGATTCAGGCGGAGCAGAAACGCCGCATCGAGTCGAAGCTGGCCGCGTTTCGTGCTAGTCGACTGTCATGATTGAGGTGAGAGCATGAGAGCAATTTACGGAAAAGGATCAACGCGAATCGAACTCACCCAATCTGCTTTGGAATTATCGTGGTCGTCATCCCGCGGCCAGATCGCCCAGACCTGCGACATCCGGATCAAAGAAGCCCCACAGCTGGAGGCTGCCGGATTCCTGATGCTGTTTGCGAAGGACTTGAACGAGAGAGACCAGTTTTTTCACGGAACCATCATCCGCCCGGAACGCGATGACAAAACGCTCGACCTGCAGGCCAATGCCTATGAGATCGCCTGGTATCTGGCCCAGAACGACGTGAGCCGACCAAGGCTGAACGGTGACGCAGGAAAGGAGCTGGAGCGGATCATCAAAGCGACGGGCATAAACTTCAGCTGTCCGGCGTTCGGGTTCACCGTAAAGGACCGTCTGCCGACTCAATCCTACTCCGCGCTGTACACCAGCCTGACGGAACAGGCGTACGAGAAAACCGGCATACGCTACTTCGTGCAGGCCCAGCGCGACAAATTGTATGTCCTTCCGGAAGGAGGGAACACTTACGTCCCCATTCTGCGAGCGACCATGCTGGAGAAGAGCAGTACTGGCGAAAATCTGGAAGGTGTGTACACGGTCGTCACCGTGGAGCGGTACAAAGGGGACCAGCAGCTCGGCAGTGTGACAAAAGAGGACAGCAAGCTGATCAAGCAGATCGGTCGCATGCACAAGATCATCGACGCAGGCGAGAGCACCGATCTGAGTGGGATCGCATCGCGACAATTGAACACGCTCTCGAAGATACCGAAAACCCGATCGATTACGGTGCATCACGCGGATCCCGGAGCTGCGAAGATTCGTGCCGGGTGGATGATCAAGATACTCGAAAAAGACAACAAAACGACAACCGACTGGATCGTCACGTCCTGCAATGCCCACTGGAAGGGCGGGGAGTACACGATGGATCTACAGTTGGAGAGGAGGGGGTAACGTGCATGAAGTTGTTTCGATGTTATTGGGGAGGGCTCGCCACGGCATCACGGACACGCAGGTAGAGTTCGGCACGCTGATTTCGGCATCCCCCTTGTCGATCAAGCTGGACGAAGACCCTGAACCGTTGGAACCGGAAGAGATCGTCAAGATGAAAAGAGACGAGATCACCGTGCTGGACGTAGGGAAGCGGTACGCGCTGCTTCGTTGCACAAGCGGGCAGTACCTGATACTGGGGGAGGTGGGGTAGATGTTTCCGGAATTGAACATCACCGACGCGGATCTCGCCTCGCCTGAAAATCCGCCGATCCCGTGGACATACAAAATGGATTGGGCTACGCGCCAATTTATCGCAGGTCCGGACGGTAGGCTTCTGAAAACAGAGACCTATCAGGAGTACCTGGAGGAGATCGCAAAGAAAATCTTGAACACCAAGCGCTTTGCATACGAGATCTACACAGATAAAATGGGCGTCGATTTCCAGAGCGAAGTGGGGAAGATGCGCTCACTTATTTCGCTGCCGGTGATCAAAACACAGGCAGAAGAGGCACTGGAGGCGCACAGCGAGGTTGAACGTGCAGAAGTACTAGACATTCGCTTTGAAGACGACTCCATTCGCTTCTCTCTCCAGATCGAAGGAATACGTGGCACGCTGAAAACGGAGGTGAACGCATGGCGCCGATTGTAAAGCCTGAAATGCCTTTGATTCGCGAGACCCCTGACGAGGTTTATCAGCGGATCGTAAACAACCTGACGGAGATCGCACAAGCGCGCGGAGAAACGCCCCCGGCCACGGAAGAGGGGGAGATTTTTTACGACCTGCTGTACCCGGTCGCAAAGGAAATCAGTGAGCAGCAGCAACTGCTGGAATACGCATTCCTGCAAGGGTTTCTCCCCTGGGCTGATGGAGAATACCTCGATGCACACGGCGTTTTTCTTGGCCTCCCCCGGAAGGACGGGGAGCTTGATGACCCATATCGGGAGCGTCTGATCCAACGTGCCCGTACTGAAGAAGGAAACGGCCGGCGTCAGGACTATGAAGCGTGGGCTATGGCGGTCAACGGAGTGGGTGGAGCGATTGCACTTGAAAAGCAGCGGCATGACCTTTCGATCGACATTTACATCACGGACATCAATGGTCAGCCAGCGACGCAGGCGTTTGCCGATCAAGTAAAAGCCGCGCTGGAGCCAAAACGTATCGCGCTCCACGACCTGCAGGTGCATCCAGCGACGGTGTTTACTCTGACGGTTTCCGTGACCCTGATTCTGACTGCAGGCGCGGTCCTGAGCGATGTTACAGCGTTGTTGACCAGCCGCATAAAAGAATACATCAAAGGGCGCTCGAATCTGGTGTATCAACAGATCTCGGCGCTCTTTTTTGTGGATGGGGTGGAGGACTACTCCAATTACACGCTGAACGGCGGCACTGCAAACGTAACCGTGCCGGGTGGGCAGGTTGTCTCCCTCAATTTGGTGGTGAGCACATGATCATAGAAAAATACCGGCGGATGCTTCCGCCCTACTGGTACGAAAACAAGATCGCGGAGTACCACTTCGAGGCGGCTGATCTTGAATTGTCCGAGCAGTTGCAAAAGATCAACGAGTTGCGCGATCAATTTTTCCCGATGACGGCCACCTATTCGCTGGACGTATGGGACTGGATCTACTTCGGAAGGAAGCAGTTCATGCCGGATAATCAGCGACGTCAAGCCTTGATGGAAAAGTATTGGTCGCGGGTTTCGTTTACACCCGCCGTACTTCGAAATCTTGGGCTCGACGCTTCCACCCTGAAGATCGTGACTGTAGAGGAGCTGTTCACTACCAAACGCATCCGGTACACCTTCAAACAAGAGGATACGGTCGATCTCAACAAGCTGGTGACGTCGTTTGAGAAGATCCGCCCGGTTCACGCGGTAGGAATCGACCTTCGGTTTACAGGGAGCGAAGCAATCCAGCTGGTGGATACCGTTACGATGTCCACCAAGCGGTACCGAACCGTGCGGGAAATGCGCGTAGGTCTCGCACCGATGATGAGAGGAAGTGAGGTCGTTGTATGATACATGACGACTATTTGCAACTGGTGGCGCAGGACATTCAAGCCCGGGCCGCCACGGTGACGTTGAACGATAGCACGGACGTCCCTGTGGCGCAGGTTTCCGTCGCTGGAAAGGTCGTGACAGTCCGGACGGGGACCATCCAAAATGTGACCGCGGTGACGAATCTGAAACTGAAAACGGCTGATGGTAAGGTGATCGTCAACAAGCCGGTCAACATCACTATGCCCGCAAACCAGCAATTTGACTTCACCTTTACGATCGAGGCGAAAGGAGGAACGACATGACCTATCAAGCAAAGAAGAACTGGGGACCCGACGATCCAGTCATGGAAACGGACTATAACCGAATTGAGACGGGGATTGAGGATGCGCACCAGCTAACCAAAGACTTGGCGAACGAACTCGGCGGCAGCTTCGTTGTCTCCGGCCTGACTTTCAACTATTCCGGGTTGACTGCAACTTGGGCGGCTGGTGTCGCTTACGTGAAGGGGCAGCGGTTCTCTGTTCCAGCCGGATCGATCGCGCTCAACGCGAATCAAGGGCAGTACATCTACCTGGACACTGACGGCGCGATCAAGAAGTCGACGTCACAAGCGGTTGCTGACGGCGTGTGCCCCCTTTGGTATTTCACGACAAACGCTACAACGGTGCTTTCTTATGCTGATCGCCGGAATATCCTGAATGAGACTTTGACAGTAGATCAGGCTCAGGTCCCATCGAGCAACACTGCGAAGTGGCCGAAATTCCTGTCATTCTTCGCCAACCGATTTAAGGCGATCACCGGAGAAACAGACTGGAAGAACGATCCTGTAAAAACAATAAAACAGCTGTGGGCTGATTTATCGAACCATCTTACAGATACGGTTTCACACATTACGGCTGCAGAGCGTACGGATTGGAATGCCAGAGAGACTCCTTCAGGTGCCCAGGCAAAAGTGGATTCACATGCGAATGCCACTTCCGTACATGGAGCAACATCAGCCGCAACTGCTAGCCGCATTATTATGCGGGACTCTTCGGGACGAGCCAAAGTAGCGGCCCCGGCAGCTGCTGACGACATAGCCCGAAAGGATACGGTAGACGCCGTACAGACAAACCTTAACAACCATATTGGAACTGGCGGCAGCGCCCATGCCTTGGCTACAGGGTCTGCGGCGGGCTTTATGAGTGCCGCCGACTACACAAAGCTGCAAGGAATCCAATCTGGGGCAGAAGTCAACCAGAACACATTCGCAACAATCGCCGTTAAAAACAACGCCGGAACATCGAAGGGTAGCGTGGCCGCAGATTCCAAGCAGGACACAGCGACGTTCAGAGAGGGAACGGCTATCCTCATGACGGCTGATTCTGCAACGGATGAAATCACGATTTCCGTTGATAGTGCACAATTCGCACCTGCGACACACGTCGGGTCCGGGGGAGCCGCACACGCGGTGGCGACGCAATCCGCCGCCGGGTTTATGAGTGCCGCCGACTATACGAAGCTGCAAGGAATCCAGGCGGGGGCGACCGCGAATAAAATTGCCGTCGGCACCTACACAGGCGTTCATGTGACCAGCGGAACATACAACGAGCAGACTATCACAGTCGGATTTATGCCGATTTTCGTAATGGTCCACAGACAAGGTAGTTATCGGTGGGATGGCGACGGCATCAACGGAGATCAAGAAGCCGCTTACTGCATCACGGGAGAGAGAACGACGAACAGCGATACGTTCCTTGAAATTACAACAAACGGTTTCCGAATCGGAGGAAACTATTCGTCGGATTGGAAGAAAAATAACGTTGTCTATTCGTATATTGCAATCGGATAAAGGAGGTATTTAGTATGTTGTTGCTTTTCAAAAAAGACGGCACATTGGTAAATGACAGACAAACATCGAGTATGTTTCCGAAAGGCAGACCGCTAACGGAAGAAGAAAAACTTCTGGTTGATGCCGGGGAGTTAGTGGAGTACCGCTTTGACTCTTTCGGTGACAGGGATTTCACAAATAGAATCAGCAGCGCCGAATGTGTAAAGGCAGTTTTCGACGAAAACATGAACGTCATTGATTTTGAGATAACAGAACGTCAACCGGAGACGCCTGCACCGGACAAGTTAACTGTTTTGGAAAATGAATTACAGGCGATTAAAGAAGAAAACACCAAGCTGAAAACGGAAAACGATGCCCTGAAACAGCGCGACTCGGCGCTGCAAGATGACGTCTTGTTCATCATGGAAACCCTGGCCGGCAACGGCTTGGCGTAATCGATAGGAGGAATGCGGAATGGCAGAAACACTTCGACAGCGGATGGCGCGCGGGTACGCCTTTCAAATATATGTAGACGGCACAAAGCGGTTCTCAGATGTCAATGCTACGTACCACGAAGAGATCAAGCAGTACGCTGCAGACAACTTCACGATCGAACCGTACGCGCCTCCCGAGAATCGTACTATACAACTGGATAAGGCATGGGCAAACAGCTGGACCAACCAATTGGAGTATGACCAGACTGTAGCGAAGATCGGCCCGTATCCGACCACATAGCGCTCTTTCTCAAAAATGAGAGAGGGCGTTTTTTCATAGAGAGTTGCGTCTCCCCTTTTTATGACAGCACGACAGAAGCCCGCCCCGAGCCGATCGGGGCTTTAATTTGCCCTGAAGGCGAGGAGGAAGAGAGCACATGGAAGAAACAATCTGGAACACATTAATTCAGCAAGGGCCGTTTGCAGCTCTTTTCGTTTGGCTTCTGTTTACCACAAAGAAAGAAGCACGCGAACGGGAACAGCGTTTGCAAGACATTCTGGAAAAGTTTTCGGAAAAGTACGATCTGGTCATTGAACGGCTTGATCGCATGGAAGATCAACTGCGGGGGTGAGAAAAGTGGCAAAATTAATCGTACTGATTGACCCCGGCCACGGGGCGGAAACGCCAGGAAAGTGCTCTCCGGACGGATCGCTCCGGGAATACGAATTTAACCGCGACGTCTCCCGCCGGCTGCAGAAACAGCTGCAGTCAGCAGGTATCGACTCCCGTCTGACCGTTAGCGATAACACTGACATGCCTCTGATCAAACGCACCAATCTGGCACGGGAGCTGAAAAAACGCGGATATGATGTCCTGCTGGTTTCCATCCACGCCAACGCCGCGGGGAAAGGTTGGGGCCCGGCACAAGGCATTGAAACGTTCACCAACGATGATGCACAGCGGCTTGCGGATCTCATCCAGCGCCGTCTTGTAGAAGTCACCGGCCGTCGTAACCGCGGTGTCAAAAAAGCCGACCTCCACATCACCCGAGAGACAGCTCGGTATGGCATACCTGGTGCGCTGTGCGAGTTGGGATTCATGACCAACAAGGACGAGTGCACCTTGCTCAAAACCCCTGACTACCGCGAGAAGTGCGCGGTGGCTATTGCACAGGCGATTTTCCAGCTCTACGGGATGAATTTTCACGAATCCACAGACAATTCACAAAGTAAGCGGGCTACTGTGGAAAACTCCTGCGCTATCGAAGTGAACGGGAAGCTGCTGGCAGTCCGTGGAATCCTGCGAGACGGCAAGTCGCTGCTCCCGGTCCGTGCGGTGGCGGAGGAGGTAGGGAAGAGGGCGGTCGTCGGTTGGTGTGATGCCAGCAGGACGGTAACACTCAACGGAAAGGCGTTGACCTCTCTGCAACTGATCAAAGGCACCGGCTACGCCTGGTCTCAGGAAATCGCTGCAGCTCTCGGCCTGACTGTGGAGTGGAATGGAACGTCCAAGACTGTGCGCCTGACGAAAGGATGTGTGTAAGATGGACTGGCTGAAACAGAACAAGAAGGGTGTGCTCCTGATCGTGACCGGCGTCCTCGCCATTGTTGGCAGCTACGGACTGCTGACGGAAGAGCAGCAGCGGCAGATCGTTAACATCATTACATCCTTTTTGTAACCACTGCCCTCTGGTGGAAGTCCACTAGGGGGCAAATTTTTTATTCGACCTATTGCAGATTGTAAATAGATATGGTATATTATAGTCAAGGAGGTGAAATAAGGAAGTGTTCGAACAAGGGAAACTCCAAATTGTTCTCCTGATACTCGGCATCCTCGCCTCGGTGCTGTCGATCATCAAAACGGTGATGGACATCATCGAAAAGATGGAGAACAAGAAAAAGGCTCAAAATCGCTCCAAGCCTCGCAAGCACGGAAAGCGAAAATGAGCCGCCGGGGGTGGGAAACCACCCCTCCATAAAAATATTACCACACTTCCTTGCACAATATGAACTGGTTTGTAAGAATTAACACCGATGCGTTGATCATCATTGTCGCTATCTTGTATTTGTTTACGCGAGAGTGGCCGTTCGGATCAGCGTTCCAGGCCGTGGCTGATGTACTGATGTTACTTTCTGTTGTCCTGGTCATAGCCAAACGAATTATGTTCAGGAGGAACCGGTGATGTCATACGTCTTTGAGAACAAAGAAGAACTGGCACGGTTCATACGTGAGCAGGTGGTGACGTCTTCTCAGGCACAAGAAATCCTGGAGATTAGCCGGACGGCCCTTAATTCCCTGGTGCAGCGAGGGAAGCTGAAGCCGATTATCGAGGAGAAGGCGACGAAACTGTTCTTCCGATCCGACGTTGAAGCCCGGAAAGTGGAGGCGGATAAGCTGCGGAAGAAGTATCGGCCCTATGAGTGATGTCCTCTGGCGGAGAGATCCGCTGGAGGGCTTTTTTCATTGTTGGGTAAAATATTGGAAGGAATTGTCGAAACGAGGTAGAATGTAGTAAAAATTGAAAAGGAGGAAGTGTTATGTCAAAATACCTGGAAGTTACTGAAGCTTTAGACGAATCAACCGTTGAAGAAGAGGAGTTGATGCCGGAACCAGTGAAAGAAGTTTTCAAATTTATCGGCGATCTATTTAGTGCCTCAACGGAAAGAACAGTAAAAGCACTTAATGCAAAAAGCAAATTAGACAACGTTGCAATTTTTGTTGATTATGACAATATCTACTGGACATTGACTAATTATCAGCATCATCCTGATCATGAAGTACCAGAAAAAAATCTGTTTTTAAAACTCTGGGATCTATATGGTAGAGACAATATCAGGGTTTTTAAAGCATATGCTGATTATGAACAAGTTAAGAACGATCTGACTAGACTCCAACATAAACGCATTCAAGTCAGACACGTATATGCAAATGGCAAGACAGAAAACAAAAGGAAAAATTCGTCTGATATTGAACTATGTATTGATGCGATTGAGACAACATATAAAGACCCGAATATCACCTGTTTTGTATTTGTAACCGCAGACAGTGATATGATACCAATCATGAGCCGTCTAATGTATAAAGGGAAGCGCGTAGAACTGTTTTATATAGACTCGTCGGCTCCAAAACACACCGATATTACAAACTTCTGTCACAAGGCATACAACTTAATGGAGTTTTTAAGCGTTGAAGTGAAAACTATACAATATGAGGAGTACATTGGTCCTGGGATACTCGCAGTTAAGAAGTGGCATGAAAAACATGCAGGTTCGCATGTCTTTCTGGGAAAATTATTCATGAGAAATTGTTTTGTCTCTGATTTACAATTGACCCCACAGCAAGCAAGTCGTTTGGTTGATTTGTTTATTGGGGAAAAGATTGTAATTGAAAGTCACAGAAATGGAAATTCTGAATATGTTCTTAATACAGAAGATGTAAGGGTCAAAGCAGCGCTACATCAATACCCGGCCGATGTAGCTGCGGCAAAAGTGCAATGAAACGAACAAATTTTCGTGGTTGACATTTAGTGAACTTTTGCTAATATGGAAATACAAGTGTATGTACTTTCCATGTTTTGGAATTTCCATTTTATTATTCCATTTTGCATTAAACTCCATTTCGCAAAAGACCGGATATTTTATACCCGGTCTTTTGCTTTTTTAAAGAGGTTTTGATAAAACAGGAACATTCGTACTTATTACCAGTGATTGCATGGCCTCAATCTCTCCTGGCTGGCCTGGCGACTGCTCGTCGCTATCTGAAGCATGGCAAAGATAAGATCGAACGTGCTGCACTGCAGTTCCCCACCGGATACTCCAGCATCATCACGATATTATCCGGCCTGGCCGATTCTCGGGCCAAAGAGGCATTCCGGCAGTTGTTGCGCGCCGGCATCTCGATCCTGGGCGTCGTTCTGGACCGAGGAGAGCACTTCGTCATGTGGAAGTAGCGAGGGGAGACGCATCTTTTCCGGATCAACGACACCAAACTGCGGGCAGAAGCACAAAAAATTCTCGATCGTTTGGTGGCTGATCATGAAAAACAGGCATAAAACCGGATCGCCGCGCATACGCTCTAGCATAGCGCGTAGGCGCAACGAGCGATGGGGAAAACTATGGCCTCCTTCCTGAATAGGTTGGAGGCCTTGTTTTTATGCTGCATGATGTGGCGTGGGGTGTTGTGGCGATGCGTTGCGTCGCAAACTCGGCGGAGGCGCCATCTGCGCCATGAACACGACATGCTGCTCGTCGCCCACGCGAAGCACGTTCAGAGCGTGGAACCGTGGGATCTTGACGTAGTCCTCAACTGTGTACGGTGCCAGTTCCTCACGCAGCTCTTTGAATGTCTTCTTGCTTGCCCGGTAGATGTGGTAGTGCGGCCCGGCGCTCCGGATGATCTCAGCCAGATCGCCCGGGATCTGCTCCCAGGAGTGGAACATCCAGACGTACCCCACACGCCACTTCCGCGACTCCACGGCTGCCGATTTCCAGGCGCGGGCAGAGCGGAGGAACTGGTGCGGTTCGTCATAGATGACGAAAAAGGGGAACTGTTTGACTTCCTCGCGCAGCGTCATGGCCAGATCGATCTTAACAGACAGCAAGTTCACGATGAGGTCAACCCCCTCCGGGCCAAGAGCAGTCTTCGGAACGTCGATGATGACCGCATGCGGCTCCGACATGAGCGCGACCATATCCAGCGAATTGTCCGACTCGAAACATTCGGCCAGATACTCGTCTCCCAGAATAGTGTCCAACCGGTTGAGGATAGGGGCCAGCACCTGCGCCCGCCGGCCGTCTGTCATCCGACCGTGATCCTCCAGCGTGGTCCGGTGGATACCCGGCGCCATGTCGGCGACAAGCTCCTCCCGGTAGTTGTCATCCTCGAAGATGCGCAGAATCTCGGCCAGCCGGGGCGTCCGCATGGCCATTATTGCCGCCCGCAGGTATCGCGCAGTCTGCGCGCCGGCCTCGTCGGTCGCCGAGTTGAAGAAGGAGATGATGCTGTTCGCCAGTCGGTTCCGTGCCCTGGGGGAGTGAAGCACCTCGCAGAAGTCCAGCGCGATCGGCCTAGTCCCGTCGATCCGGATGCGCCTGATTTTATTCGATGGCAGCGCCGCCGCTACCTCGTTGCCGATCTCCCCTTTGGCCGGGTCGATGCTGAGGGCACCGAACCCATTCCTGACTGCCTCCACCATCAGGTTGGCGCCAAATCCCCGCGTCTTTCCCGATCCCATGCCACCGATGACCACCCGTGGCAGGCACAGCTCATCATGGTTGCCGGTCGGCATATAAACTTCGTATGTCCCTTCCTTTTGCTCAACTGTTCCAAGCTTCAAGCCGCCCTGCCGTACTTCCGTTGGGGCCTTTGGTTCCCTTTGTGATCTGGCGGCCACACCCATGTACTCTTCCTGCAGTGACCTGGGCGGCAGCTGGATCAGTCGGCCGATCTCCGCCGGTGTGATAATGTCGCGGCGCGAGGAGAAAAAGGGGACGGTTATCCGTCGGGCGCGCGCATCGCGCAGGAAACGTTTCAGCCGCCACACGGGCACCCGGCGGGCATCCAGTTGGTTGTCTCTGTTTAGGCTGGCAAGAGCGGCGCACAAGCCCCGACCAAGACGCTGCCGTCGGCGCGGGTCGGCCGAGCGGACGAGCACCCTGAGCGCAAAGTCAAAACCTTGGCCGGCCAGTTTCTGCTCAGTAGCCTCGGACAGGTGGCCGACCTTCCGCCAGCCTCGCGGCTTGTATCCACGGTCGAATTCCCGCCGGTCCGCCGCCGCATCTTTCCACCAGTCAGGCTCCGCCGCTTGGAAGCCGAACTGCGCGACGGCATAGTCATCCCCGCGGAACTGCCGGGATAGTTCCAGCAGTTGAGGCAGGGGAGCGAGCTTTCGCCGATCTGTGGAGAGTGAAAGGAAGTGAGGAAACCGGAGGCGGAGTTGCCATCCGTCCGTGTCAGGGCCGAACGGGGCTAGATGATCATTCGTGACAGGCTCCAGGACGGCAGTAGGCCATGTTGCCTCCACCTGTTGCTGCGCCATTTCGGTGGTTTGTTCCGGTGTCGCCATCCGGATCTCGTACCGGTCCCGGGCTATGATGGTCTCCCAGAAAATGCGCTCCCGTTCCGGCCAGCGCCACCCTCTGGCAGCCGCAGCTATAAGATCCACGATCTCCTGATACCCGTCAGCCAGCGGTGCCGCGAAATTCTCCACATCTTCGTTGGTCGTGGAGAGGCGCGGGACCACTCTGACAACGGACCAACCTACTTTTGTAGAAACGTCGACTGTATCCCTGCTTGGATCGCGTCGTTCAACATCGCCCCCAGGAAGTACAGGAGCAGCACCATCGATGGTACCAGTGCCGTCCCCAGTATTATGCCGCCAGCCGTCATGAGTGTTATCCTGCCGAACCGACGTTGGAAGATAACGATCACGATCCCGGCAAGAAGCCCGAGCGTCCCGATTACAAGCGCCAGACCTTGGAGTGTCCCGAACATCGGGCTGAAACTGCCCCACATCTTTAGAACGGATGCCATGCTCCCGTTGTCCGCCGCCGCTGGCGCTGCGGTCATCAAGCTGCCCGCGACCGTCCATAGCGTGATCGCGAGCTGCGATAACTTTGGGTTTGGTTTCACTACCACCACCCGTTCACATCCGGCCGCCGGTACTAAAGGCACGCCATTGATACGCACGATCAT